CGATACACTTTATGTTTACCCTCATGGATAATTATGTATCGTAGATTCGCATCGCTAATAGCTTCGATCATCTCCATACCGTACTTCTCATCGCGCCCATTGGTACACGCTGTCGGTATGTTCGGATCAACTTCTCTACTACCGATCATGTATATACCTGTCATTGGCAGATACATCGGCTCTCCCATCACCTTAACAACGGCCTTGGTCAACCGCTGTTGTGGTGTTAGTTGGTCAAATAACCCCATCGTGATCTCCTATAGTTTCGTTACGTTGTTAGTAACTGTTATGGTGTACCCTAATAACTTAAGGTCATCCACAACCGATTGAGTTAGCGTCGGTCTATTGCCCTTGGTAGTCCCTGCTATCCTTGCGAATATCTTGGACTTCTCGCAATCAGGGCGTATGTGAGTACACCCAAATGCGTAGGTCAGTTGAACTTTAAGCTCCATCGCTTCCTTGAACTCCGTTTTCGTGTACTCTAACTCTTGAAAAGAATCCATCTCATATCCTTGTGTATCTACACTCATATCTGACCTCCTATTTCTGATCCGCTGTTGTTAAGTAGCTGTTCTTGATACACCATTCAGTGAACTTCTTATTGGTCATCACCAAGTGGTGTTCGGGGTAGTCCTTACTGCACGCACTCTGGGCAAACATCGCCTGTGCCTCTGTATCTAGCCGATCCACATAAGTCATCCACGAGTCAATCAACTCTCGTGTCATTGCCCCTAAGACCTTAAACACAACCATACAAACTGCCGGTGCGTCAGGGGGTACTTTCGCACCGTTAGGATCTGTCTTGATATCCTCCAGTGAGGGTAGCTGATCCGCTAACTGTACAAAGGTATTCAGATCTGCCGCTGCCCTTGCACCGATGGCACCGATGAGTAAGGCAAAGATCGTATCGCTATCCAGTGAGTCTTGTTTCATCAAGATGTCGGATGCCGCGTGTAAAGATCTTGGTGTACAGAACTTCGCTCGCTCTTCCCTTGGATGGAAGATGTAAGGGTTTTCCGATGGATCTTTAACATCCTCGAAAGACTGAAAGACTTGTGGGTACTCCTTAACAAACCCCAATACCGAGGGGTGTAACTTATTAGGGACACCGAAATCAACGATCCATTCTTCCCACGTAGGCTTACGTACCTGTATAGATATAACCGCGTTACGTTTGTGCGCTTCCATCAAGTCACCCACGTTCTCTGCACCAAGGTTAGTTGTACAGAACACGATGCTTTCGGGATGTAACTCGTACGTACCGATCTTTCTTTCAAGCATCACTCGACGCAATGCCGATTGAACCGCTCGGTTACACTTACCGATCTCATCCAACATTAGGATGATAGGTTGGTTGATGTGCGCTCCCAACTCTTCGTTAGTCAGGTAACGTATGAACTGACCCTCACCATCGATCATCTGTACGTTCGGGATCATAATGTCCCCTAAGTCCTTAGTCGTACAGTCGAAGTAACATAGCTGGTGCTTGGGTAATCTCTTACCTAATACGGGTAACAGTGAGGACTTACCAGTACCCATGTGACCTTCCAGTATAATTGTCCTACCTTGCGTATCTTCAGTGCTTGGCCCTATGTGCTCAATGGCATCGGCGCATTGTCGGAACCCTAGTGCGTATTGTGCTTCGTATGATTGCATTTTATCGATCTCCTTTTATTAAATGTCTAGTGATGGCAAAGAATTAAGTACGTCATTCAGTGCCTGTTTTGTTTGTGTTCTTACACCTTCGTTATGCTTAAGCATATCCGCGTTGATCCCACGTTCGGTTATCGCTTCACGTAACTTCTTATGGGCAACTTGCATATCCGCATTACCGTCGAAGTTGAATCGTTCAAGCACTTCTATCATGCGCTCTACGTGTTCAACCGCTGAGTTATGGAACACATTCCTATCGGGGTTGTTCTTATACCCACCCGAAAAGTCTAGGTCTTTGGCTAATTTACTTATGTGCTTAATCGCTTCTTCCCACACACCTTTCGTAAACCTATCAAACCGCTCTCGCTGTTGAGTGTCTATGTAGTTGGTCGCTACATCCACACCCTCTTGGGCTATCCTAGTGATGAAGTTATCGTCAATCACATCTATCTCAAAGTCGATGTAGAACTTGGCTATCATCTCCTCCTTTGGCGGGTAGTCGTTCGGGTTGAACAACCCACCGCGCAACGCCTGATCTCTAATAACCGCATCATCGTAACCATTAGCGAATGGCCCATTGAGACACTCTAACTGCTGTTGTTTAAAACCACTTATTGTCTCGACGTACTCATTAAGGTCATTTGATGGGATCACATACCCACCCCGCTTTGACCAAGGATAAGCTAACCGATAGTGCGTGTTTCTAGCTTGGCCTTTATGGAACAACACTTTGTCCAACGGCTCGAACCCTACCAATAATCTCTTAAGGTAGCTGTCGCTCTTAACCGAATTTGAGGTGACGTTATTAATGTCTTGGACTTGTGCCTTAGCCTTAAGGTCTTTTACTGTGAGTTTAGGTTCGCCACAATGTAGCTGTACCATTGCCATGCTCGATTGAATCGATGGCACGTAGGCATCAGGGATCTCGATGCTTTGGGGTTGGTGAATATCCGAAAAGCTCGGATAGTTGTTTGCCGTATTTTCTTGTGTAATTACACTCATTCTTTATCTCCAGTTTGGTTTTCGTTTTGATCTTTCTCTAACTCGGCGTTGATTCGTATATCTGTTTCGGCATTGAAACGATTACGCTTTATGCGTTCATACTCCTCCATCATTGCCTCGTGTAGCCCTTTGTGCCTCTTGATAAAGGCAATCTCTTTTTCTGTCAGATTAACTGCTTCTTCAAACTCTTTTTCTATCTCGTCTGTCATTCTCTATTTCCTATTTACCAATGTGTTGAATGTCATCTTTCGGGATGACCTGATATGCGCCTTTGTTGTACGCGGGCGCGATTGTGTAACCGTCACTCTTAGGGTAAGACTTTACTGATGTAGCGTGAGCCTTGCCTTTGTGTGATGGATACGTGTCTACCCTGTATGCCGCGGGTAACTCTCGTCGAACCAGAGGCTTATCGTCTCTGACTCGGTAAGATCTTTTGGTGAGCCTACGCTTCTTTCGACCTGATAAATCGCAGCTCATATTTCCGTGAATAATCATGTGTAACTACACCCCCTTAGTGCCGATACCGTGTCTTGTAATTCTTGTGTCATTACACAAATTCTCCGTAAGTTATTGTCGTGAGAGCCACATATATCTCCCATTCATATATCTATTATACCATACGTGTCAAGTAGTGTCATATGGTGTTAGGTAATTGTAAGTAGTGTAATGTTCTATAATGTTCCATATTGTTCTAACAGGTGGGCGGGTAAGTGCTTGATAAATAAGTAATGTTCTAATGTTCGCTAAATGAGCGAAATTATGAGGGGAGGAAAATGTGCGAGAAGGGGAGAGAACATTCGTATCTTTTTTAAAGATTGAAAATGTAACCTCACTTTCTTTCTAAAAACGAACATTATAAAAATATTATATAAATATATAAATATATAAATAAATAAGAATAATACTTACCATTACTTACCATTACTTACCACTTCTACAATGTTCTTTTTTGCCTAAAAAAAAACGAACATTACGGAACATTACCCCCCATTTAGCGAACATTGCCGCCACACGGGCGTTTCGGGGCGAACATTACCCGCGACGCTACGCAGAGAACTGGTTTCAGTTTCTTGTGTAATTACATAAATTTCTTAGGGAGACGCGCCACGCTGTGCGTAAGACCTTATGCAGGGGGCGACGCTACGCAGAGAACTGGTTTCGGAGCGGTGGTGTGTGGGGCGGAGCAGCGTAGAGAACTGGTTTCAAAGGGAGCCGAAGCTCCCTGTTGGTTAAACTTTCCAAGTGCCGTGATCTGTGATCACTTTGGTGGAGACCCCGAAATAATTTGCGATCTTCTTTCGTAGGTTGTTTAGCCGGTTGTTGTACATGAGAGATCTTGTTTCTGCTTTTTTCCTTAACTTGATCTGAACTTCTAATTGCTGCTTAAGTAAACTTATTCGTATCTCGTATGCTTCCCGATCTGACATTATGTCGTTCATAGTAATTCCTTAGTGTGGGAATGCTCACGGCACTCCCGATTTGATTTAGATGATGTTGTTGTACCAAGCTAGAAATAATGCAAACGCCGCCCAAAAGGTAAATGCAATTGAACATACAATTTTGATGTGTTGGTTCCTAAAGAAGATCCTATCCTCTTCTTTCAATCTCGCGTGCGCGATCTGTCTCTCTGTCTCTGTCATTTTGTATCCTTAAAAATTTGTGTAATTACATAAAAAAGCGGGGATGCTCACGGCACCCCCATTTGCTTTACTCGTCTTCTGACTCTACTTCGTCGTCTGACTCTATGTCGTCAGGATCTGAGCCTTCTGAATCTGCCCATACTTCCTGAGATCCACCAGCTGCTAGGAATAGAAACCGGAGACATTCGCCCATCTCCATTTGGTCAGCCCCTTCGTCAGGATCTATCTCGAATAATTCATCTCTGAATTTCAAGATTGCTTCCTTCTGAGTTAGTGCCTCAACCTCTGTCTCTACAGCATCCGGCTTAGGTTTGAACGGCTTAAGGAAGTTATGAACCATGTAGTTGGCATCCTTCCTTATGGTCTGTACAGCCGTCTTCGCGTACTCGCCGTAGGTGTTACCGATCTTAGCCGGTGTCATAGTGCGGCAAGCTTGAAACACCTTATCGAGATCAAGACCGGAATTGATCTTGACATCGGATTGCATTGCCATTCCCAACTGAATGGGATAGATGAAATCAGATCGGCGTTTTTCGTGCTTATCGATTTCAGCCGGTGTCATCGTTGCCTTTTGATCTGACGACAATTTGGTTAGCGCAGCATACATTGCGTCGCCATCGATCACCTTGATCGGCGTACCTTCTTCGTCAGTATCTTCGTATGAGAATGTACCGCGAACGGCTTCTTTCCAATCTTCTGAGGATTGGTCGAGCTTGCCTTTATCCATTCCCATCTTAAGCGCAGCATCGAGTACTTCGTCTGTTAGGACATCGATATTGCTTGTTCTAGCTAACGCGCTAGAGAGTCGGTCATTTACAGTTGACAACTGTTCGTTTGATTGCACTGTGGCAGATCTCCCGTTAGTTAATGAAATGCCGGTGACGTTCTCGCCGCCGACACCTATACAATAACATAACACCGCCACGTATCAAGAAATGGCATTAGATACCACCAAAAATGTGTATTTACACAAATTAAGACCCTACCCGTACCCCATGCACCCGATACTGATCTGGGACTCCGCAATCTCCTAGTATTATTAATCTGTATGAATAAATCGGTATTTTCTGAGTTTCGACCCCCCACCCCCTCATATATAGGGAACACCCCCCTTTGGAGTCCCATAAGTAGTTGTAAAAAATTATTTTTGGTATATATTCGCGTTAACGGCTAACAACCTGCGACACATATATGAGTTTAACGATAGTCCCAGAATTGGGAGTTCCGTTTTCTCCAGAAGAATCTTACATGGACTTAAAGGTTCGCGCAGAAGCCGCTTGTAATACCGCATTAGAATTGGCAGAGCACGGATTGGATATAGAACCAACCAAAGAAGACAAGGACGTAGCGGCTAAATTGGCACTAGCCTACGCCGACGACCCCGAAAAAACCTCCAAGAAGGCGTCCTCTAAGAAGATTTCAACGCTCACGCCCGCCTCACTTATCCTAACTAACCAGATATTGAAGGAATTTGGACAGTCTGTGGTGGACAGTGCAGCCCAGATACGCCATTTGGTGACAAATAAGTTACTAATTGAGTCAGAAAACGCTGATCCCCGCATACGCGTGCGTGCATTAGAGCTATTAGGCAAGATTTCAGACGTTGGGTTGTTCTCGGAGAAGTCGGAAGTGACCATAACCCACCAATCTACGGACGATTTACGCGAAAAACTACGTAGTAAGCTCGAAAAACTCGTTAATCCGACCGAATATGTGGAGGATGCGGTGATTTTAGAGGGGGAAGCCATAGATGTAGACGAGGAATTGGGCCTTCCTGACGAAGAAGAGGAAGAATACGACGACGATGGGGATGATGACGAAGAATATGACGATGATGCAGAATGTCCGAGCCAGCCTTAGACTTTACTGAGGAAGAAGTCCAGCAAATGTTGGACAATTTGGACATTTATACGCCAGAAGAGGTCGCAGAGATCAATACGCTGGTGGATGAGCTTGCGTCACGCAGAAAAAACCAAGCAGCGTACGATGATTTGATTGAATTTTGCAAAAGAATGCAGTCGGATTTCATTGTAGGTAAACATCACAGGCTGTTGGCCGATATGCTCATGGATATTGAGCAGGGGCAGAAGGATAGAATCTGTGTCAACATCCCGCCACGGCACGGTAAGTCTAATTTAGTGTCAATTATGTACCCAGCGTGGTTTTTAGGGCGAAATCCCAATAAAAAGGTGATGATGGTGTCCCATACCACGGATTTGGCGGTAGATTTTGGCCGTAAAGTCCGTAATTTGATCGCTACAGACGAATATAAAGAGATATTCCCCACGGTTAGCCTAGCAATAGACTCTAAGTCAGCGGGTAGGTGGAATACGAACGTGGGTGGCGAATACTACGCCTGTGGTATTGGTTCATCCATCGCGGGTCGTGGTGCGGATCTGTTGTTGGTAGATGACCCTCACTCGGAACAGGACGTAATTAACGGGAATTTTGAGGTATTTGCGAAAGCTTACGATTGGTTCACGTTCGGTGCCCGTACTCGTCTGATGCCCGGAGGTCGTGTAGCGATTATCCAGACCCGTTGGCATATGGACGACCTGACAGGGCGTGTGACTAAAGACATGACGAACAATGAGCGGGCCGATCAGTATGAGGTGGTGGAGTTTCCCGCTATATTGGACACGACAGATAAGGAGAGTGGGGAGTCTATACAGAAACCCCTGTGGCCGGAGTTTTTTGATCTGGACGCGTTATTAAGAACAAAAGCGTCTATGCCGGTCTTTCAATGGAACGCCCAGTATCAGCAGGAGCCTACCGCAGAAGAGGCTGCGTTGGTGAAAAGAGAGTGGTGGCAGATATGGACTCCTGAAGATCCGCCTTCCTGTGAGTATTTAATTATGTCTCTGGATGCCGCAGCCGAGACTCATAACCGTGCAGACTATACGGCCCTCACTACGTGGGGGGTGTTTATGAATGAAGAGACCGATTCGTATAATATTATCTTGCTAAATAGTATAAAAAAGCGTATGGAGTTCCCTGAGTTAAAAGAGCTGGCGATGGATGAGTACGCTGGGTGGGAGCCGGACGCGTTTATTGTGGAGAAAAAGAGTGCGGGAACAGCCCTTTATCAAGAGATGAGGCGCATGGGATTGCCTGTACAAGAGTATACCCCTCACAGGGGGTCTGGTGATAAACTAGCGCGGCTAAACTCAGTAGCAGACATCGTAGCGTCTGGTATATGCTGGGTTCCTGAAACGAGGTGGGCTGAAGAGGTAATTGAAGAGATTGCAGGATTCCCGTTTATGAGCCATGATGACTTGGTTGACTCCACGGTTATGGCATTAATGCGCTTCAGGCAGGGCGGCTTTATTCGTCTGCCAAGTGATGAACCGGAAGAAACGGTCTACTTTAAACAACGTAGAGGCGGGTATTACTAATGGCGATTGAGAAAGGATTATATGCGGCACCTGATGGGTTAGAGGGTGAGTTACTGTCTAGGGAAGAGCAAGAGCTAGAAATTGAGATCGTTAACCCTGACATGGTGACACTCGATGATGGCAGTGTAGAGATCACGATAGTACCCGGTTCAGGGATGGAAGGAGAGATGTCCTTCGATATGAATCTAGCTGATGTGCTAGATGAAAGTGACTTAAATGAGTTATCTCAAGAGATTCTTGGTTCTATAGACGCAGATATAGATAGCCGCAAAGATTGGGCGGATACGTTTGTTAAAGGACTAGATGTACTTGGGTTTAAGTACGAAGAAAGAACAGAACCGTGGGAAGGGGCTTGTGGAGTTTACTCTACGGTCTTAGCAGAAGCGGCCATACGTTTCCAAGCGGAGACAATGAGTGAGACCTTTCCAGCAGCAGGGCCAGTACGGACTAAAATCCTTGGGGAAGAAACGAAGGACAAGGAAGATGCTTCGTTAAGAGTTAAGGCGGATATGAACTATGAGCTAACTGAGCGCATGGTTGAGTACCGCCCTGAACATGAGCGTCTACTGTATAGCCTTGGTCTGGCAGGATCAGCATTTAAGAAAGTATATTTTGATCCGAACTTGGGTAGACAGGTCGCTGTCTATATCCCTGCTGAAGATGTGATAATTCCTTACGGAGCGTCGAACATTGAGACAGCAGAGCGTGTCACCCACGTTATGCGTAAGACTAAGAATGATCTTAAGAAACTACAGGTTAGTGGGTTCTACCGAGATTTTGATTTAGGTGATCCGCAGCCGTTTCATACTGACATAGAGAAAGCCAAGGCAGAAGAAGGCGGATTCTCTTTAACTGATGATAATCGGTTTGCAGTTTACGAAATCCATGCAGATTTAATTATTGAAGGGTTGGATGACTCTGAAGATGAAATTGCAAAGCCTTACGTTGTTACGATAGAGAAAGGTTCAGGTGAAGTATTAGGCATCCGTAGAAATTGGAATCCTGACGACCAACTTACTTTAAAACGCCAGCATTTCGTACATTATGTTTATGTCCCCGGCTTTGGATTCTACGGGTTAGGGTTGATACATATAATAGGGGGGTACGCGAAAGCGGGTACGTCTCTTATACGGCAGTTGGTGGATGCAGGGACACTATCTAATCTTCCGGGTGGTTTAAAGGCCCGTGGCTTACGTATTAAAGGGGATGATACCCCGATAGAGCCGGGTGAGTTTAAAGATGTAGATGTCCCGTCAGGAAGTATCCGCGACAACATTATGACGCTTCCTTACAAGGAACCGAGTCAGACTCTACTAGCACTCCTTAATCAGATTACTACAGAAGGTAGACGGTTAGGGGCAATTAGTGACATGAATATCTCTGATATGTCAGCTAATGCGCCGGTAGGTACGACTCTGGCGTTGTTAGAACGCACCCTCAAGCCTATGGCAGCGGTACAGGCACGCGTCCACTACGCGATGAAGCAAGAGTTTAAATTGCTTAAAGCGATTATAGAGGAGTATGCGCCCGCAGAGTACGGGTATGAGCCGGTACGAGGGGAAGTTAGCGCACGACAGGCAGATTACGCGTTAGTGGATGTAATTCCTGTTAGTGATCCTAATAGTTCCACAATGGCACAGCGGGTAGTTCAGTATCAAGCTGTCCTACAAATGTCTCAATCTGCACCTCAGATATATGATTTGCCGCAGTTACACAGACAGATGATCGAGGTGTTAGGGGTTAAGAACGCGGATAAGTTAGTGCCCACGGAAGATGATGCCAAACCGACAGATCCTGTTAGTGAGAATATGGACGCGTTGATTGGTAAACCGATGAAAGCGTTTATCTACCAAGACCATGACGCTCATATCGCAACTCACCAAGCGTTTATACAAGATCCTATGATTGCTCAAACCATTGGGCAGAACCCACAAGCGCAACAGATTATGGCGTCCTTACAGGCGCATATAGCAGAGCACCTTGGGTTTAGATACCGCAAGCAAATAGAAGAGAAGTTAGGTGTACCATTACCGGCACCCAACGAAGAGATGCCGGAAGATATGGAAGTTAATCTGGCAAGGTTGGTGGCTGATGCTGGTAAACAGCTTACACAGGCCCATCAACAAGCGGCAGCGCAGCAACAAGCCCAGCAGCAAGCACAAGATCCTTTGGTGCAGATGCAACAAGCTGAGTTGCAGCTTAAAGGTCAGGAAGCGCAACGCAAAGCGCAGAAAGATCAGGCAGATATACAACTTAAAGCAGCAGAACTGGAAAGGAAGACCAAGAAGGATCAGGCAGATGCTGCGGTAGATATGGAACAACTTAAGTTGGACAGGGAAGAGCTGGTTATCGATGCGAAAAAATCAGGCGTGAAAATGGCGGCTGATCGACGTAGAGATAATACCAAATCGGATTTGGACTTACTTAAAGTAATGAATGAGGGCAAAAAAGGTAAAGAATAACTATGGCAAAAACCATCTTTGATGTGCTTAAAGAAAAAATCGAGGAAGATAAAGCCTCTGCATTAGAATTTCTTGGTGGTGGGGGAGCTAAAGACTACTCCCAGTACTCAGAAGTAACAGGTTTAATTCGGGGTCTACAAACCTGTTTAGGATACATAGATGACCTCTCGCGTAATTATTTGGAAGATGACGATGGCTAAAGCAGCAAAATCAGTAGAGATGATGGAACAGGAACTTGAGGAACAACTACCGAAACCTGTAGGTTATAGAGTGTTAGTAGCACTTCCCAATATCGAAGAGACTTTTGATGGTTCTGACCTGATAAAAGCAAACACGACCAAACACCATGAGTACATTATGTCCATAATAGGGCTTGTAGTGGATATGGGTAGCGAGGCTTATGGAGATAAAGAAAGATTCTCCTCTGGGCCGTGGTGTAAACAAGGTGATTATGTTATGTTTCGCGCCAATACGGGTACACGATTTACCGTAGGTGGGCAAGAATACCGTTTAATGAATGATGATTCTATCGAGGCAGTAGTAGCTGATCCTCGTGGTGTACAGAGAGCATAGGAGGTAAAACATGGCATTTCAAAAAGTAGAATACTCATTTCCAGAGGGCGAAGAGAAAGAATCGGTGGACACAGATATAGAAATAGAAGACTCTGGTGCTATTGAAGTAGACATTTCAGGTAAAGCGCCAGAACCTGAAGCAAAAGAAGAGACGGTTGAAGAAGCTGTAGATATAGAGGTGGTTGATGACACCCCTAAAGCGGATCGAAACCGTAAACCTTCAGATCCTCCGACAGAGGTTACAGACGAAGAATTAGAGGAGTATTCTGAAAAGGTACGTAATCGTATAAAGCATTTTAGTAAAGGCTACCATGATGAACGTCGTGCTAAAGAATCTGCCCAACGGGAGAAAGACGAATTAGAACGTCTTGCTCAACGACTTGTTGATGAAAACAAGGAATTAAAAGGCAGTGTAACTAAAAACCAAAATGCGTTATTAGAGCAAGCCAAAAAGAATACGACCGCTGAATTAGAGCAAGCGAAACAAGAATACCGCAGCGCACATGAGGTAGGTGATACAGATGCGCTGCTTAATGCTCAAGAGAAACTAACTACTGCTAAATTAAGGGCAGACAAGTTAGATAATTTTGAAATACCTTCTTTACAGGAAGACGAAACTCCTGTACAACAAGGCGAATACGACACCCGTACGCAGAATGTCGAACGTGATGTAAAAGCCGAGGAGTGGGCAGAAGCTAACCCTTGGTTTAATACAGACGATGAGATGCGTGGATACGCATACGGGTTGCATACTAAACTCATTAAAGGAGGAGTTGATCCACAAAGTGACGAATACTATGAGACTATTGATTCTCGTATGCGAACGACATTCCCTGATTACTTTCAGGAAGAACCGGAAGTTGAGAAACCGAAGCGACAATCTAACGTGGTTGCACCCGCTACGCGGAGCACAGCACCTAAAAAGGTGAAACTAACGCAAACACAAGTGGCCCTCGCCAATAGGCTTGGAGTTCCACTAGAAGAATACGCCAAACAGGCTGCACTTGAAGAGAGGAGACAAAATGGCTGAGAACAGACTAAATCGTGAAAACACTACTCGGGAAAAGAATGTCCGAAAGCGAGCTTGGCAGCGTCCAGAGACGTTACCATCACCTACGCCACAAGACGGATATGAGTTTCACTGGGTTCGTGTTAGCACACAGGGACTGGTCGATGCTACTAATGTTTCTTCTAAGTTACGTGAAGGTTGGGAACCCTGTTTAGCAAAGGATCACCCCGAGATTACGATGGTCACTGTAGAGCAAGAACGCTTTGCAGATAATGTTGTAATCGGTGGATTGATGCTTTGTAAGGCTCCAAGAGAATTGGTCGAAGAACGTAATGAGTACTTTGACCAGCAAACACAATCTCAAATGGCCTCTGTGGATAACAACCTAATGCGCGAAAATGATGCTCGTATGCCTCTATTTAATGATAGGCAATCGAAAGTCACTTTCGGACAAGGCAATTAAACATTTTAGTTTTTAGAGGTTAATTATGGCATATCCTACTGTTGATGCCCCTTACGGACTAAAGCCGGTTAATTTAATCGGTGGGCAAGTTTTTGCTGGGTCTACTCGTCAGATAAAAATCGCTTCCAACTACGGCACCGCTATTTTCTATGGTGATGTTGTTAAGTATGCAAACGATGGTACTCTGAACATTGACTCTGGCACGACTACTGCCACTCCTATCGGGGTTTTTCTTGGGTGTACGTACACTGATCCTTCTACTAGTCAACTGACATTTAGGCAATCATATCCTGCAAGCACTGTTGCAAGTGATATTATGGCTTATGTGCTAGATGATCCTGACGCACTATTTAAAGTAGCTGCGGTATCAGGTACAACGACTGTAGCTGGTTACGGACGTACTATCGTAAACAATAACGTATCATTGGTTCAAAATACTGGATCAAGTGTTACGGGTAATTCCAAAGTTGGTATTCTCGGTAGCTCCGCTGCAACTACTGCCACTCTCCCTATCAGGATTGTTGATGTAGTTCCAGATACTGCTACCGCGTCAGATACCTTTGTTGAATTTATAGTTAAGTTCAACTTTGGGGATCACCAATATTATAACGCTACTGGCGTATAGGAGTAATTTAATATGGCTATTTCTCGCGCCCAACTATTAAAGGAACTCCTACCCGGACTAAACGCTTTGTTTGGTATGGAGTACGCTAAGTATGGGGAAGAGCATAAGGAGATTTTTGAATCAGAATCTTCTGACCGTTCTTTTGAAGAAGAAACCAAACTGTCCGGTTTCTCTGCTGCACCTGTTAAGAACGAAGGCTCTGCCATCGAGTATGACAATGCACAGGAAGCATGGACTGCTAGGTACAATCACGAAACTGTGGCTATGGGCTTTAGTGTTACAGAAGAGGCTATCGAAGATAACCTTTATGACTCACTATCGTCTCGCTACACTAAAGCTTTGGCTCGCGCTATGGCGTACACCAAGCAAGTAAAAGGTGCTTCAATTTTGAACAACGCTTTTGCTGCTGGTACTACCTATGGTGATGGTCAGACTTTGTGTTCCACGGCTCACCCGTTAGTATCTGGAGGCACAAACTCTAATCGTCCTACTACAGCATCTGACCTTAACGAGACTTCATTAGAAGCCGCAGTTATTCAGATTGCCGGATGGACTGACGAAAGAAGCCTTCTTATCGCGGCACGACCCACTAAACTCATTATCCCACCCGCATTGCAATTCGTTGCGACTCGGTTGTTGGAGACTGAGGGTAGGGTTAGTACGGCAGATAATGACATCAACGCATTACGTAATAATGGTTCAATCCCAGAGGGATACGCAATTAACCATTATCTTACCGATACTGATGCGTGGTTTGTTATGACTGACATACCTAATGGTCTAAAGCACTTTACTCGTACACCAATGTCTACATCTATGGATGCTGACTTTGATACGGGTAATAGTCGTTACAAGGCCAGAGAGCGATACTCGTTTGGGGTAAGTGATCCACTTGGGATTTTTGGATCGCCCGGAGCGTAATACGCAGATCGAAGATGGGGGTACTTGTTACCCCCTTTTTTTTGTTATAAGATCAGGTTTGCCCTGACAGTTACATACCGTAGCTGACACTAGCCAAGACAGGAGACAAACATGGCTGTTACTACCTTTTCAGGCCCAGTTCGCTCGCAGAACGGGTTCCAACAAATTTCTAAAAACGCTACTACTGGAGCCGTTACGGTTACTAGTGGTGATAAAATGGCAGTTGAAGCCACTTCGGATGCTGGTATTGAAGGCACCGCAGGAGTTTATGTAACTCAAGTTAATCGCTTAAAGAGTGATGTTGACACTAACGTAAATGTCGTTAAGACAACAATTATGATTGATCTTACAGGTTTACGAGATGGTGGTACTGCTGGTGATATCATCGGTAAAGATGGTGACGGTGTAGCCTTTATTGGACAGGTTACCACTGCTAACCAAGGTACTGTATTCGGTGTAACCATGACTTGTGTAGAAACTCCTGCTGGCGGTGGCACAGACATAGATCTGTATTCTGCTACTGAAGGCACAGGTGTTAACGACACAGCGATTGGCGACTTAACTGAAACTCAGATTATCAACGCTGGTGCTGCTTCCGCAGGGACTATGGTTGCTGGCGGGGACATCGCAGCAGACCAATACTTGTATTTAGTAGGCCAAGGCACAGGTCATGCTGCTTATACAGCGGGCCGGTTCCTGATTGAGATCACTGGGTACGACGTAGCATCATAAGGAGGTAAGTATGTCTTCTGACATTCAATCGACCTTTATAGAGGCCGCTACGGCAGATGCTGACGGGGTTTGTACTTCACAGACTCCATCCGGGGCTGGTAACCTCACTATAAACGGTACGTTAGCAGATGGCGGGGCGGTTACATTTGACCAGCCTCGACAAATTACTGTTACAGGCGGTAGCGATGAGTCTGGTAAAACATTTACTGTTACAGGTACGGATGAAACAGGCACTGCTGTTTCAGAAGTAATTACAGGCCCAAATGCTACTACTGTCACTAGTACAGGTTATTTTGCAACCATTAGCCAGATTGCTGTATCAGCAGCAACTGCTGGGGCCATAACAGTGGGTTCTGCGGCTACCATAGCGGCTCCTATCTTTAGAGGTAGGCTACGGCTTCGTGGTATGTATGTGGTCAATACAGGTTCAGCAGGGACTATTACGTTCAGGCAGACCTCGGCTACAGGCGCAATTAAAATGCAATTTAATACGGTATCTTCAGCCAATACGACTCAGTATCCTGATGTACCGGATGATGGGCTATTGTTTGTGAGTGGCGGGTATGTCTTGTACACACAAACACACTTGTCTTCTATGACGTTATTTTATTCGTAGAAGATGCGTAGCTATTACAGAACTGGCGGGCAGGTTAAGCGTAGGAAGGCTGCAAAACGCAAACCAGATGATATGCCCGCTAGGAACAAAAAGAATTTTCGTTCTACTAAAAGTGGAGCGGGGATGACTAAAAAAGGAGTCGCAGCTTACCGAAGGAAGAACCCCGGAAGTAAGCTACAGACTGCTGTGACGGAAGATAAACCGAAAGGTAAACGAGCAGCACGAAGAAAGTCTTATTGTGCTCGCTCTGCGGGTCAGATGAAAAAATTCCCTAAAGCAGCTAAAGATCCTAATTCTAGGTTGCGACAGGCGCGGAGACGGTGGAAATGTTAATATGGCATATTTACAGAGTAACATTCCGTACTTTAAATGTTGGGTACGGAAAGAATATACACACAACCATGAGAAGTATCATGGCGAGTTTATTCATGCGATGGCGATTGCTGTCACAACAATGCCGACAAGGTGTTTAAGTTTTCAGTTAATTTTTACTGGAGCAGAGACCTATGACGACAAAAAGAAATCAAATACACATGGAGGGGCCATGTGGGCGCGTATGCCAATTACCGCCTTGGTCGGAGATACCCCTTTTGAAGAATGGCCTGAACCAATGCCGGTATGGGCTGCACAACCTTGGGACTGTAGTTCCAGAGATCATGCAGTCTATGTATTGGACAGAACAACGCCTTGTCCTTGGTTGGCAAAGATAGATAGTGAGTTTTATCCGGCTAAATATATGTTCACAGTAGATTATACAAACAATGAAATTGCTGACGATCCTGCTCAACATAAACAGAGTCATGTGCTTGAGCTTTTAGATGCAGGAGAGTGGACAGGTAATATCGTTGCTTTACCGAATAATCGAGTGCGGGTAACTCATCCAGCTTGGTTTGAAACAGGAGAAGGTGCGCCAGATTTTAAACCGTCTCAACACATTCACTACAGTAAATCAGATTTAGACTATACACTTGATGTAAATCAGGTGTTCAACAATTTATACGCGGAGTGACGGCATGGCTAATAGAGAATCAGCGGCAGAAAGACTAGAACGTAGGAGAAGGGAAGAAGGTACAGATGGTACGGCCCAAGACCTACGAAAAATGGGTAAGGCTATAAAAGGAGCTGGTAAGGCCATGTTTGGCATAGAAGGCAATTCCCCTTCGCAAAGATTAGAACGTGCGCGAAGAGAAGAAGCAGCGGCTAAACGTAGACCTACAAGTGACATGAAAGGCGTAAAGTTGAATCGTGAAAGAGGTATGTCTAGTAGACAGACTAGCCCTAAAACTATGACTGCTGCGGAAAGAAGGGCAGCAGGTAGGACTAAGCAAAGTCGAAGGGGCACAGTAGAGGTTAAGAAGGAACCTTCTGCTTTTACAAAGGTAGAACGTCCACCTAAAACTAACATTAAGCCTCCTAAATCTGATATGAAAACTGATATGTCCGAAGGGCGGTCACAAGTATCAGCAGATAGGGGTACAGGTACTGGGCTACCCAGAACTATTGGTTCAGCTAGGAAACAAGCTGAAAAGAAGGGCACAAAAGCTAAAACTTTCATGTCTAAATCAGGTAAGGCTAAAGCCGCTGTTACCGCAGAAGAGTTGGCTAAATTCCGTAAGAAAGCTGGCAATACCAATTTAACTTACAGAGGAGCGTTACGTAAGTTCCTTAATGAGCGAGATGGTTTAACTACTAAAAAAGCTTATGAAACGAAGAAGCCCAAGAAGATGATGGGTGGCGGTATGATGAAAACCAAAGGTATGAAAGCCGGTGGTAAGATGAAGACTAAAGGTATGAAAGCCGGTGGTAAGATGAAGACTAAAGGTTATATGGCTGGCGGTAAGATGAAGTCCAAAGGATACAAGAAAGGCGGTAAGGTTCGTGGCGCAGGTATAGCTCGTAAGGGTGTAAGACCTGCTAAGATGTATTAATGCGTAGATACTATAAGTCAGGCGGGAAGATATGTGCAAAAGGTAAGGCTTGGGCTAAAAAAACCTTTGATACATATCCGTCTGCTTATGCGAATATGGCAGCATCTAAATACTGTAAAGATCCTAAGTATGGTAAGGGCAAAAAGAAAAAGACGAAGCGAAAAAAGGCAGCTTAGATGGGCCAGTTGAAAAAATGGCGGGATCAAAAATGGGTTCGTATTGGTACAGATGGTAAGATCAAAGGAGAATGTGGTACTTCTAAAGATAAAAAGAACCCAGATAGGTGTCTGCCATTAGCTAAAGCTAGATCTTTAAGTCAAGCAGATAGGGCTACAACTGCTCGCAAAAAGAAAAAAGCGGGGGCCAAAGGACAAACAGTAGTATCGAATACTAAAAAGGCAAAGGTACGAACCGCAAAACGTGGTGGTTTAATGCAAGTACGCGAAAACCATAAAGGTTGTGGCGCGGTTATGCCGGGACGTAGGAAGAAAACTCTATATGTATAACGGAGAACAGTATGGACAAATTTGAAGTTTATCAAAACGGTAACTTTGTAGATGGTAGGCCCGTATTCCAAATTGGTGTTAAACAGGAAGACGGTTCTTACGCTATTGTAGATGGCGACTTAATGAGTGAGGAAGAAGCGAAAGTTAGGTTGGAAGAATTGCAGCCCTCTAAAAAAGCCACTGCCAAGAAAGAACCCGTTAAGAAAGCAGCTAAGAAGAAGTAGATGGCTACCTCTGGTACAACCGCATTTAACCCCGACTTTACCGAAATAGCGGAAGAAGCGTGGGAACGTGCTGGGCGTGAAATGCGTTCAGGTTATGACTTACGAACCGCTCGTAGGTCTATGAATTTATTGACTATTGAATGGCAAAATAGAGGGATAAATTTATGGACTATAGAAGAAGGTTCAGTCACGTTAACTGAAGGTACGTCTGAATATGATCTACCTAATGATACGGTAGACTTGCTAGAGCACACTATTCGTACAGACTCAGGAAATGCTACTACACAGCAAGATCTTACAATAAGCCGTATTAGTGTAAGCACTTATGCGTCTATCCCTAATAAGTTATCAGAAGGTAGGCCCATACAGGTTTATGTAGAACGCCTTCGTACAACTCCTAAGATTAATGTCTGGCCTGTACCCGATAAAAGTGGGTATGTGTTCTATTATTGGCGTATGCGACGGATAGAGGACGCAGGTAACGGTGTAGAAACCGCAGACATGAACTTTCGATTTTTACCTTGTTTGATGGCGGGATTGGCTTATTACATTTCACAAAAAGATCCTGAGTTGATGCCGCGTGTCCCTATGTTAAAAGAAATTTATGAAGAACAGTTTGCATTGGCAGCAGGAGAAGATAGAGAAAAAACTTCTGCTAGATTTGTTCCTCGTATCGGGTATGTTTAGTTATGGCGAACCGTTTTGCATCAGCCCGAAAAGCATTAGGGATTTGTGATGTTTGCGGATTCCAATACAAGTTAAGAGAACTTAAAGACTTAATTGAGAAGGGCAGAAATACACATATAAAAGCGTGTCCTGAATGTTGGAACCCAGACCAACCACAGTTAAAACTAGGTGATTTTCCTGTTAATGATCCGCAAGCAATACGAGATCCACGTTCAGATAGTGCAGAACTAACAGAGAGTAGGGACACCCAATGGGGGTGGAACCCGGTGGGGGTAGGAAGAGACCCGTATGATTTAACGCCTAATGATTTAATAGGAACAGGTGAAGTAGGAACAGTAACTATAGTGACCTCATAGGAGCATAAGATGAATGTATTTGGTATGGAAGAAGTTAAAGTCCACAAAAACAAAGGTGTGCAGCCTGTTAAAGGAGCACCTAAACCTGATATGAGCGGTGTAAAAACTTCTGGTATTAAGATGCGTGGTGCAGGTGCTGCGACTAAAGGCACGATGGTACGTGGTACGCTTGCATGAGTATGACTTACGCCCAATTAACGGCGAATATAGAGGATATCTGTGAGACTTCCTTTACAAGCGACCAGCTTGCTATGTTTACCCAACAGGCTGAACAGACTATTTATAATACTGTACAGCTTCCTTCGCTTCGTAAAAATGTGACAGGAGCGTTGACTTCGGGTGTTAAGTACTTATCAGTACCTACAGATTATCTCTATACATTTAGTTTAGCAGTGCTTGATTCGGATGGCGCGTTTACATACCTATTAAATAAAGATGTTAATTTTATACGAGAAGCGTACCCCAACCCTTCAACTACGGGAGCGCCGAAGCATTACGCTGTATTTGATGATTCTTCTTTTATTCTAGGGCCAACCCCGAACAGTGGGTATACGATGGAGTTGCACTACGGGTACTATCCTGAATCCATTGTTACAGCAAGCACACTACCTTGGTTAGGAGAGAACTTTGACTCCGCTCTATTAAATGGTGCTTTAGTAGAAGCAATCAGGTTTATGAAAGGCGAGCCAGATATAGTTCAGCTTTATAACAATATGTATTTACAATCTATAGCCCTATTAAAGAATTTAGGAGATGGTAAATTACAACAAGATACGTATCGTTCAGGTCAGTTTAGTATGCCTGTAACATAAAGAGGTATTATGTTTAAGTTAGCAGTCGATTCAAGTATAGGGGATGTTGTTGTTAAAACGACTGAAAATAGAGGTTTGTCTCCTGAAGAACTAGCTGAACGGGCTGTTGAACAAATAGTCAGCGTTTCAGATTCGGTAGATCCTATAGTAAGGCAACAGGCAGAAGCATTTAAAAATCGCATTTATCATGTGGTTTTGGGTATTATTAAACAAGCGGTTAAGAGCGATAGAACAACGCTTGTTAACGAGTTTATTCAGCAGGGTCATTCAGATGTTGCTGATATTTTAAGGAGACTATAATGGCTATCACGACAGCTATGGCGACCTCGTTTAAATCCGAGCTTTTACAGGGAATTCATAATTTCCAGAACGGCTCTGGTGGAGGGACGACTACTACTACGGGTACAGGCAATACCTTTAAGATTGCTTTGTATACTAGTAGTGCAACTATGTCAGCATCTACTACTGCTTATGCAACGACTAACGAGGTTTCTGCTACAGGCACAGGGTATACCGCTGGCGGCAATACACTTACTAATGTAACTCCAAGTTCATCAGGTACAACAGCATTAACCGATTTTGCCGACAGCACTTGGTCAAGCAGTTCAATCACGGCAAGGGGGGCGTTAATTTATAATTCCTCTACTACAGCCGGTTCTGCTAACAGGGCAGTAGCTATATTGGACTTTGGAGCGGATAAGACATCCACAAGTGGTGACTTTACTATCCAGTTTCCAGCAGCAGACGCTAGTAACGCGATTATAAGAATCGCATAGGATATAACGTGTGGCTGACATTAAGGTTGCATTTAGCGGATGGAATTCGTCTTCTCATGGATGGGGTGACGGAACGTGGGGTAATGGTGAGGCAGTACCTGATGCGACAGGCACTCTTGGCACCGTCTCGATTAGCGCGGATGCGAATGTCAGCGTCACAGGAGTTGCAGGAACAGCGACCCTTGGATCGATTTCTATATCCGCTGATGCGAATGTTAGTCCTACTGGGGTATCAGGCACTGGTACTCTTGGTACGCTTACGGTCACGGGTACAGCAAATGTCACTCCCACAGGGGTGGCGGGTACAGGAACGCTTGGGTCAGTTTCAGTCTCGGCTGACGCAAATGTTTCACCCACGGGTGTTGCTGGTACAGGAGCTTTGGGATCGGTTACGGTTACGGGTACGGCGACAGTCTCTGTCACAGGCGTGGCAGGAACAACAGGGCTTGGAAGCGTCACCGCAATCACAAGCAACACAATCCCTGTTACAATGGACGCGCTTACAGGGTATATTGGAGCGGTTACGTTCGATGGAGATGCGAATGTCGTTCCAACAGGCGTTAGCGCGACAGGTGCAGTCGGTACGCCGAATATATGGAGTCTTATTGACGATGGACAAACGCCCAATTGGGCCGCGATTAGTGATAGTCAGACACCGAATTGGTCAACTATTGATGACAGTCAAACACCGAATTGGGAAGAGGTAGCATAAATGGCAACTTACGTTAATGATCTAAGATTGAAAGAAATCGCCACTGGCGACGAATCTGGAACTTGGGGAACAAGCACAAATACAAATTTGGAGCTAATCGCTGAAAAATTCGGGGCGGCAAGCGAGGCTCTTTCGGACGCTAGTACTGCTACCATAACGATGGCGGATGGGACTAGTGATGCCTTTCGCTCAATGGCCCTTACCCTTACAGGATCTCTCTCACAGGCTTGTACGGTCACGTTAGCTCCAAATACTCTTTCTAACGTATGGGTAGTTCAGAACTCCGCTGGCGATACAGTCACATTAACCGCAGGAACAGGCGCAAATGTGGTCATACCAAATGGCGGTATCCGCATGGTCGCTAGTGATGGTGCTGGCGCTGGCGCAGCGGTCACAGATGTACTCGACGTATTAGGCGGTACAGGCAACGTAGGGCTTGGTTCGGGTGCGTTTGGCACAGGGCTTACCACAGGTACAGATAACGTAGCGATAGGTGAAGCTGCGGGTGATGCGTTGACTAGTGGTTCTGACAATACGTTTGTTGGTGACAATGCGGGTGGTGCGACAACTACGGGAGCGCAGAACACTGCGATGGGAGAAGGTTCTCTGTTAACTAACTCCACAGGAACTCACAACACAGCGTTGGGAAGATCGGCTTTATATAGCGCAACCACGGCTGATTATAATACAGCGGTGGGCAGTGGCGCGATGTACGCTGCGACAACTGGGGCGCAAAATGTTGCGGTTGGCCGAAATGCGTTAAATGCTGTTACTACTGGTGCTTCTAACACCGCTGTTGGGTATGAAGCACTAGACTCGAACACCACCGCCTCAAACAGCACAGCGGTTGGACATGCGGCTTTAACGGCCAACACCACTGGAGCAGAAAACACGGCTATTGGCAAGAGTTCTCTTGCAGCTAATACCACAGGAACTCAAAATGTTGGGTTGGGCAGTTCTACTTTAGATGCAAACACAACAGGCAACTACAATGTAGCATTAGGAACTAGTGCTCTGGGAGCTAACACCACCGCTTCAAACAACACAGCGGTTGGACATAATGCTCTTACGGCTAACACCACTGGGACATCTAACACTGCTGTTGGGTATGTAGCACTTACGTCAGCCACTACCGCAGACAATAACACAGCGGTGGGCTATGGTGCAGGAGATGCTTTGACAACTGGTGGAGACAACACGGCTGTAGGTACTGTTGCTTTAAGTGCAGCTACTACGGGAACTCTTAACGTGGCAGTGGGATCAAGCGCATTAGTTTCTCTCACAACCGCAGATATGAACACGGCGGTAGGATTTAACGCAGGTGGTTCAATAACGACAGGTGAACAAAACACAATTATGGGCCACAGGGCTGGAGATGCTCTGACCACTGGTACTTATAACACTGCATTAGGTGACTATGCGTTAAGTGCAGCCACTACTTCAACCGCTAACGTAGCTGTTGGTAAAGATGCGTTGTTACGGGTCACTACTGGAAATGGTGCTAACGTAGCAGTGGGCTACCTTGCTGGAGATCATTTAACAACAGGTGAAACTAATGTATTAGTTGGAGCTAACTCTGGTGACGCATTAACCACGGGCGGCAACAATATAGCAATCGGTTATGGTGCGTTAGATGCTCAAACTACTGTAAGTGGTAACACAGCGGTGGGTCATGAGGCATTAAGTGGAAACACCACTGCTGATGCAAACGTCGCAGTTGGTTATCGTGCTGGAAAAGCAATTACAACTGGTTCAAACAACACTGGAGTGGGTTATAGAGCATTAGAAGACACAACTACAGGTATTGGGAATACAGCAGTAGGACTTGATGCTTTATCGAATAACACCACAGGAGATAGCAACACCGCTCTGGGTGCGTCTGCTTTTAGGGATCTAACTGGAGGTGGAGCAAATGTATCGATTGGTGCATCAGCAGGTTTAAGTACAACAACAGGTAATTATAATGTGTTTATGGGGTATGAAGCTGGCGAGGCTAATACCACAGGAGCAAACAATGTAGCGGTTGGATTTAGAGCATTAGAAACTACCACGACCGCCACTGAAAGCACAGCTCTTGGTATGTATGCGTTAAATAACTCTCAGGTTGGAGGTAATACGGCGGTTGGGTATTCAGCGGCGGGGGCTAACACTACTGCTACTGGCCAAACTGCTGTTGGATATAGGGCGCAAGAAGATGCTACTACTGGGGGTAACAATACCTCGGTGGGGCATTATGCAGGTCACTCAATAACGACTGCCTCCCAGTGTACGTTTGTAGGTTCTGTAGCGGGGAATTCAACAGCAGCAACCACAGGTATTTATAACACTGGAGTTGGTTACGGCGCGTTAAATCCTGTTAGTACAGGGCAATATAACGCAGCTTTTGGTGGGTTGGCTTGTCAAAGTATAAGTACAGGTAGCTATAACACTGGGCTTGGTGGGTATATACCGGGGGGTGGTATAACAACTGGAGATGGTAACACGATTATTGGTTACGCGGCAGCATACAACGGTGTAACACTTGTTACAGGTTCTTATAATATTTGTATTGGAATGAACGCGCATACAAGTGCAAATAATTCCGATGCAGAAATGGTTATGGGTTACAACGTGACTGGTGTTGGGAATAGCAACTTTACATTTGGTTATAATACTACAGACAGTAATATTCAATTTGGTGCAACAACTATCACTGCTCCTTCTGATGAGCGACTTAAAGAAGACATTCAAAATGAAAAAGTAGGTCTTCAATTTATTAATGAACTAAGACCTGTCACCTATCTTTGGAGAAAAGCTAAAGATGTGCCTTCAGAAATGAAAGCGCACGATCCTGATTCTGAAGAACGAGTAATGAACGGTAAGTATAACCACGGATTTATTGCTCAAGAAGTCAAAGAAGTGATTGATCGGTATGACTTGAAAGATGGTTTTGATATGTGGATGGAAGACGGTGAGGATGGAAGGCAGAGAATTGGAGAAGCGGCTTTAATGCCAATAATGGTTAAAGCAGTTCAAGAGCTTTCTTCTAAAGTAGACGATTTGGCTGAAAAACTTAATAACTGCAATTGTGAATAGGAGACAAGAGCAATGGCAATAAAGAAAACATTAATACGAGCGGTTCCATCTAATGAAGACGGTAAGGTAGTTATCTGGAGTCTTACAATGAAGTACGAGCAGGGTACGGAAGGGAAAGATGATTATTATTCAAATGAAAAAGTTGCTACTGTTCATGCGACAGAAACAAACCCAGATGAATCAACTACGACTAACTTTACAGCCAAAGCTGAAGGTGATTGGACTAAGAAAGAGCTTGAAGATCTTTGCCCAACGGCTACATGGGATGTGATATTTGCAAGTCAATATGATTCAATAATTACGAATCCCGCTAAAGAAGCTGTTTCTAATAATGAGTTTGTGTTGCCCAGCTAATGGAGCCGCAACCTTATCAATTTCATACGTTGCCAGCGGTATTTATGCTAGAAGCACAACTATCGGAAAGCATGGTAGGAACTCTTAACGACTACCTCGATAAGCTGATGGTAGATGAGGGCCGAATAGATCATTCGGGTACGCTCGTAGGACAGATAGGGCATGGTCAACAACTTACAATGGATCATCTTTGTGAAGAGTTAAGTGATTTTAACATTCTAATCCAAGGGTTAGCGATGGATTACATTAAGCAGTTTTGCGCTGCGTCTGGTAATCCATTAACAGGTAAAAGGGAGGTACTGACTGATGAGCTTTGGTCGGTACACAGCTACGAGCGAGACTACAACCCAATACACGATCATGGCACTAAAACCATTATGGGTGTCTCTTGCACCACATGGACAAAAGTACCGCAACAAATCCTAGAGTTACCTACGGCGGGAAGCCCAGAGTACAGCTTATATAACTCTTCTGGTAATGCAGATGGTTGTCTGGCCTTTAGCTATGGCCGTAATAGTTTATTAGATACAGAGCGGTTAGCGCCCCCGCAGAGCTTTATTATCAAGCCAGAAGTAGGAAAGCTATTGATGTTTCCTAGTTGGCTAACACACATGGTTTACCCTTTCGAGGGTGACGGAGAACGGCGCACGGTCGCTGCAAATTTAAATGTATGGAAGGTGGAAGAAGATGGAACAAGGCACTAAGGAAGACACAGTTACGGTTACGGCTCCAGAAGAAGTTATTGAAGAGTCTGAGGTTGTTGAGCTTCCTCCGAATATCGAACAGATTAATGCTCGACTAAACGATCTAAGAGAAGAGGTTGCTCAGATTAGCCAAGTAATCACTTCTAACCAACGTGAATTAGATACTCGTATGGCGGCATTTAACTGGTATTCGCAGCAACTAGAAGCGGCTACTGCGGAGCAACAGTAATGGGCTTTATAGCTGATATCTTAATCTATGCGAGCCTCTTTGTAACAGTGAGCAGTGCAATCTGTGCAGCTACTCCTACCCCTAAAGATAACGAGTTTATGGGCAAGTATATATACCCTATTCTTGAAACTATTGCTCTGAATATTGGTAAGGCTAAACAGGGTTCAACTGTTAATCCCATTCAGTTTACTAAAAAGACAGACTGATGGCCGCTAAAAAAGCTTCTGCAAAACCCAAATCAAAGGCGACTACTTCTAAGTCACAAGAAGCTTTATCGGAAATTAAAACCCATCAAAGGGAATGCGCTATAAGGTATGAGTATATTGAGAAGCGTCTTGACGAAGGTTCAGAAAAGTTCAAGCGTTTAGAGATGCTTATATGGGGAGTATACCCATTTATAGCTGCTAGTATTTTTGCCACCAAATTCCTATGACCGATGAAAGGCGCAATTCTAGCATTTATGCTAATAACAGTCGTAGAGGGCAATGTTGTTGATGGTGCAGAGAGTATGTTGTTTAAAGACATTCATCGTTGCCAGCAGTTTGCTTACTGGATAGAACATAATTGCAGAGATGCTCTTTGCAGGGGCGGGATTAAACAGCAAAAAATAACAGCTTACTGTAAGCCGGTAATGGCTGGAGCTAACCAAAAGTTTTGGGATTAAGCATGACTAAAAAGCTACAACAAGATTCGGTATGGGCTAAATACGATATAGATAATGATGGAACCGTTAGTGATGAAGAGCTAGAACGGGCCACTCAAATGATCGAATTAGACCTTAGAGAGGAAAAGCAAGACTCCCAGAGGCGTATAGCATGGGTAGCGATGGCTTCTATGGTCGCGTATTCGTTACTTCCTTTAATGCCGTTTGTCCCAGAGGATAGGCTTTCGACCCTTTCGTCATTAAGCGATATGTTATTTCTTAGCCAAGCTTCAATTATAGGTCTTTATTTCGGTGCTACGGCTTATATGTCTCGCAAACCCTAACTGAAGGTGAGCCATGATCATCGAAAGCGTAGCTGCGGCTGCGGCAATTTTAAACCAGATTGGCAAGTTAATAGAGTCTGCTAGTGAAGCTCAAGGCGGGGCGCAACGAGTCATGTCTGCGATCCTTGATTTTGGTCAGGGCTTGGATGATCTTGAGAGAAACGAAAGAGAAAAGTTTGTTAATGTCAGCCATAGTGATCTGCTCAAAATTTCTATGATGCGTCGGCAACAGGAAAGGTACGAGAAGGATCTTGAGAATATGCTCATAGTGGTCGATCCAGCCCTTCACACAACCTATGTGAAAGCCAAGGCGGATCAAGCTGCAAAACGCAAACGGCACATGGAAATGCTGGCCCAGCAGAAAAAACAACGGGCAGAGCTAGTCCAACGCATTATATTGATAACAGTGATTGTAATTACCGGTTTAGTCGCTGCTGGAATTGTAGTTGGCCTAGCTATATTAATGTTTAAAGCGTAGGAGAAGTTATGGACGTAGGAGCAACAAATCCTGCCAACCAGATAGCTTGGAGGCAGGTAGCAGAACAGAAGTACCAGAGGTTAATGGATGATCTTCAGGTTGAAGAACGCAAACAGAAAGTAGAGCAGTTAAACACTACACTGTATGTGGCTAAAAATAATAAGATACAACTTCAATCGGGGAAATCCCCGACAAACATTAATTTTTTGGTGTAAGTATGGGATTTAAGTTAAGTGCAGGACTAGGGTTGGCTTTAGTTATTCTGGCAGGATCTTTCAAAATGTACTATGACAAGACTCAAGCAGAGATTGAAGCGTTTCATTTGCAGTTGGAGCAATCGATTCAGAACCAAAAGACCTTAGAGAGTACTATTGAGCAACAGAATGAGAACTTAAAGCAAGCTGTTGAAAACCAAGAGATGATGATTAGTCAGGTTGAAAGGCTTACAAAAGAGAACATGGTGGCGCAGAACGAGGTCACTGATATCAGAAAAAAGTTCTCACGGCATTCTATGGATGTGTTGTCCATCAGAAAGCCCAAACTAATAGAAAATATTATCAATCGGGGTACGAAGTCAGTACTCAATGATCTTAAAGACATAACCGATGAAACACAATTTGATAAAAATACTGACATTCCTGATACTCCTGCTAGTTAGCGGATGTTCTATACTTGGTTCAAAACGGGATATTCCTGAAGTTAAGCCTGTGGAAGTGGTTACGATAGTTAAAAAAGCACCTACGTATCACCCTCCTCTTCCTAATCAAATTGACCCCGTTCCTGTTGAATGGACGGTGTTGAACGCAGAACTTATGCAAGAGTATCTGGATGACCTAAACGAGGGGAACGCACCAACAAACGTGTGGTATGCTTTAACCACCAAGGGATACGAGAATCTTTCTACCAATATGGCAGAAGTAAAAAGATATTTAAGGCAAACACTTAATATTTTAAAATACTATCGAGAATTGGATAAAGAGGAGCCTGAAGCTAATGAGTGAGCAGTTAAGAGAAATGCTAAGAAGGCATGAGGGTGTGCGGAACTTCGTTTATTTGTGCAGTGAAGGCTATGAAACAATAGGTGTGGGCCGAAATATTGCTGACTCTGGGTTAGGTCTTTCTGACGATGAAGTAGATTACCTATTGGACAACGATATAAAGCGTGTAAAAGACGAATTAAATGATGAATATTATTGGTTTGGCGGGCTTAATGAAGCAAGACAACATGCCATGATAGACCTTTCCTTTAATCTTGGTCAGACCAGATTGAGAGGGTTTAAAAAGGCTCTTGATGCTATGGCTTCTGAAGACTTTGATACAGCCGCCGATGAGTTTATGGACAGTAGGTGGGCCGAACAAGTTAAAGGCCGCGCACCAGAAGTTACTGAAATGATTAGAACAGGGGAATATTCGTAATGCCTCTTCAGAAGTTGTCCTTTAAACCCGGAGTTAATCGAGAAAACTCTCGCTATACGAGTGAGGGCGGGTGGTACGAGTGCGATAAAGTACGTTTTCGACAAGGTACGCCTGAGAAAATAGGGGGTTGGGAACGTATATCCTCTGAAACATTCCTTGGTATTTGCCGAAAGTTATTTGCATGGGTTACGTTAACTGGCGAAAAACTTTTAGGGATGGGGACTAACCTTAAATACTACATAGAAAAAGGGGGTTCCTATTACGATATTACCCCTTTACGCGCTACTGTATCTCTCACTAACCCTTTTACCACAGTTTCTGGTTCGGCTGTGGTTACAGTAGCAGACGCTGCTGGAGGCTATATCGATGGGGATTTTGTTACTTTTAGTGGTAGTTCCGCAGTTGGTGGGTTAACTATTACAGGTGAGTTTCAGATTACTAAAGATACGAGTGCCAATACCTATACGATCACCTTTACTTCTGCTGCCTCTTCTTCTGCTACTGGAGGAGGTTCTGTAACTGCTAAATATCAAATTAACACTGGCCCTGAAACTTGGTCACCGTTAGTTGGATGGGGAGCTTCTACATGGGGTATTGGTACTTGGGGTGTAGGTGGTACTTCTAGTGATTCATTTAGGCACTGGAGCCAAGGTAATTTTGGTGAGGATTTAATTTTTGGTGCTAGAGGTGGCAGTATCTACTATTGGGACAATAGCACTAAGACATTAGGGACAGACAGGGCTGTAGCGTTGTCTACCATCAGTGGTGCATCTAATGCACCTACAATTCAAAATTTTATTACTATTTCAGACGTTAATCGTTTTGTGTTTTGCATGGGGGTTAATCCATTAGGAAGTTCTACATTAGACCCTATGTTGGTTCGTTGGTCTGACCAAGAGGATGCGGGTAATTGGACACCTTCTGCTACCAATCAAGCAGGTAGTTTACGTTTATCGCAGGGAGCCGAAATTATTACGTCAATCCAAGGAAGGCAAGAAGTGCTTATTTGGACAGACACGGCTATGTATTCGCTTCAATATGTAGGTGCGCCTATTGTATGGGGAGCGCAGATGCTGGGTGATAACATATCAGTAGCCTCTCCTAACGCCTGTGTTTACGTCAATAATGTTGCTTATTGGATGGGTGTAGGGGGCTTTTATAAGTACGATGGCCGAGTCCAACCCCTAAGATGTGATGTAAAGAAGTATGTATTTAATGACTTTAATGAAGAACAATACACACAGGTCTTCTCAGGAACTAACGAAGGTTATGGGGAAGTATGGTGGTTCTATTGTTCTAGCGACACAACTGCTATTGATCGTTACGTAATTTATAACTATGAGCAGGATATTTGGTATTACGGCACAATGGCGCGTAGTGCGTGGTTAGACTCAGGGCTGCGGGATTACCCTATTGCTGCAACGTACACTAAAAACCTAGTAGACCAAGAAAGAGGGCTAGATGATAAAGAAACAGCAACCACATCGGCTGTAGCTGCCCACATTCAGTCTGCTCAGTTTGACTTACAAGACGGCCATCAGTTTGCCTTTATACACCGCATACTGCCCGATGTGACGTTTGATGGGTCAACCGCAGATAGTCCTGTTGTTGATTTCTCGCTCCTACCTTTACAGAACTCAGGTTCAGGATACACATCCCCTGCTTCAGAAGGTGGTTCTAGTTCAGGTTCAGTAACACGCACGGCTACTTCTCCTATTGAAGCGTTTACTTCGCAGCTAAATGTAAGGGTAAGAGGGAGGCAAATGGCAGTTAAAATAGAATCCAGCGCAGAAGGTGTAGCATGGCAGTGGGGTGCGCCACGGCTTGATATGCGCCCAGATGGGAGAAGATAATGGCTGATACAACTAGGTATGATATAGATTTCGTTGCTCCACAGCTCCCGTTGCCCCCTATGCAGTACGATGTGAACGCTTTTAACCAGTTTAATGGTATACTTAGTATCTACTTTAACCAGCTTGATAATGGCTTACGACAAGCCTCTACGTCCCCTCAAGCCGAAACAGCAGGGTGGTTTTTTAGCTAATGGCACATAACTACAAAAATGCAAAAGTAGATCTCACCGCTACTACAGTAACTACGTTGTACACTTGCCCTACAGCTACTACAGCTATTATTAAGTCAATATTGGTATCAGAGGATTCTGGTAACGCCGACACAATTACAGTAACACTTACTGATTCCTCTGCCGCTGTGTTTAGTTTGTTTAAGACTAAAGCCATAAGTGCCAATACTACTGTTGAACTATTAACAGCACCGCTAGTAGTAGAAGAGTCTGAAATTGTAAAAGTCACCGCCGCCACCGCTAATCGTCTGCACGTAACCGCTAGTTTTCTGGAAGTTAGCTGATGGCTGGAAGGCCAAGTATAAGTGAAACAGATAAACTTCTTATGAAGTATCTACAAAACCCTCCTGTACAACGATTCCAAGCGGGTGGTTTACCTATACCTATTGCACCTGTCCCAACTAATCCTGACGCTAATAGACCTATAGATCTGCCAAAAGCCCAAAGTTATGGGGGTAGCCAACGTAAAACTATAGCCACTCTTAGAATGCTAAGTAAAGTTATGAAAGCGGTGGGTATGGGTAAAGAAATATGGAGTATATTAACAGCGCCGCCACCGCCCAACCCCGGCGGTGCTCCCGGTGGCACCCCTCCGTTTATAATGAATTTTGGTGCAAATACAGAGAATAAAGATGAATATGACCGCCAAGTACAAGGCGCAATACAAAGCATGGGCGAAAACTCTGCGGCGGGGGGTTCGGCAATGGTGGGGGCTTCATTTACTAGTGGCGCTGGGTGGACGGCAGTAAACCCTGCTATAGCCGCCTTTCTTTATATCGGAGCTAAAGTAGTAGAAGGATTTATGCCCGACCAACGACCTTTTTCCTATCAAAAATTAGATTTTATGCGTGGAAGAGGTGGTGATCATGCGGCAACTTACGAAAAGTTAATAGCAGATGGGTATAACCCTAACGATAATTTATACAATATTTTTGTTAACCAGATAAAAACACCCCAAGATTATTATGAGTTTCGAGACAAGTATTTTGTAGGTGATTTTGAAACTGACACATTTAGAAAAGACTTTGGGCTTACCGATGATAACTTTTTCCCCGTAGAAGAACCGGAATACGTAGAGTTAGCAGGTACAAGAGTCTATAACACAACCGGTAATGAAGAAGCATTTGCAGGGGTAAAGGGTCTTGTAGATAAATTTAACGAATATAAAGACGAAGGATACTCTGAACTACGGGTATTAGAAGAACTGGGCGTTGAACTTGATCCTGAAGTTATGGAGTATTTTAAGCAAGCTGATTTAGCTGCATTAGAGGAGGCTAGAGAAGCGGGCGATAAAGAAGCTTATGCAAGACTTTTAGGGGGTATGAGCGCCGGAGTTGGCGAAGCCGCGGATCAACGAGCTTATGAGAAAGCGGCAGGTATATTAACTCGGGAAGAAGCTCTTGAGAAAATATACGATATGCCCGGAGCACAGTGGCAAAGTAAAGAATGGATGGAAGAAGTTATAGACAACTTAATGTACGGAAACACAGACGAGAGTGTTAACCGAGACGACTTCAATCAATACGAAACTGCTAAAGAACAAATAGCGGGTAGAGATTCTGGCTACAAATATTCTGGTGATGAAAGAGAAATATATGATTGGGCAGTCAAACATACTACTGATCTAGTAAAAGCAGGTAAATTAAAAAATTATGGGGGAGCAGAAGCTTATCTTAAAGATATAGGGTTTGGTGATGCGGCTGAATTTATTCAAGATATAGCGGATGATGTGTTTGATAGTGTATATACATTAGATGAAGGTAGAAGAGACACAGTTCCTGAACAATATTCTCAAGCTGAACTTACCGAATTACCGAAAGAAGAACCGCCAGAATCGGTTACAAACGCTGTAGATTTAGAAAAATTAAAAGAAGCAACTAAAGTAGAAGATACACCTGAAACAGGGTTAGAAGACCCTGACGCAGATTTAGAAGAAGTAGATGTTGTTACAGGAGATGATGACCCTGATAACACAGTAGATCCTGTTGTAGAACCTCCCCCAGATTTTGAAGACCCTAAAGAAGATGATGAGGAAGAAGACGGCGGTGGAGGAGGGGGCGAGGAAACTGAAAAAGTTGATACAGACGGAGACGGTGTGCCTGATAGCGAAGACCCGTCACCTAAAAATCCTGATATAAAAACTCAAGAAGAACAAGATGCAGCGGAAAAGAAAGCGGCTGAAGATCTAGCAAAAGCAAATGCAGCGTGGGTAAAAGCTAAGATAGAGGCTAGAGAAAAAGCAGAAGCTAAAGAAAAAGCAGACAAAGAAGCGAAAGATGCGGCTGATGCTGAACGTAGGCGGGAAAAAGGATATGACGATCTAAATGCCGGTGAAAAGCGAATATTTGAAGCAATGGAAGAGATGGGGTGGGACCCCAAGGCAAATGATATCCGAAATCGGTATTCCCGAGACGGTAGGCCCGATTACAGACTAATCTCTCAATTTTGGACGCGTCATAGTAAGTGGAAATCCCAAGATGCTAGAGAAAAACAACAAGCTAAAACGGATGCAGAAACCGCAATACGTGCAGAGATAGGTGAAGGGCATCCTTTTTATCGGGTAACAGGTCAAAATGAAGACGGGTCACTTATTTTAGTAGACCCTTTTGGTAACGTATCTTCTGGACTTCCAAGTGAAGAAGACCCAACTTTAATAAACGGCGAAAGCTACGGAGACCTTCCCGCAGACACTAACAACTCCATGCTTCCTAAATGGTTGCAAACCTATTTAAGTACAGGTACTACAGACGGTGGTACTGATGGTGGTACTGACGGTGGTACTGAAACAGGTGGTGGTACTGATGGTGGTACTACTGGAGGCGGTACTGAAACAGGTGGTGGTACTGATGGTGGTACTACTGGAGGCGGTACTGAAACAGGTGGTGGTACTGACGGGGGTACTGACACAGGTGGTACAGACGGTGGTACAGACGGTGGTACTGATGGTGGAGATGATGGTGGTACAGATACTGGTACTACTGGAGGCGGTACTGACGGTGGTACAGACGGTGGTACTGATGGTGGAGATGATGGCGGTACTGATGGTGGTGGTACAGACACAGGTGGTGGTGACGGCGGAGACGGTACAGGAGATGGTACAGGAGATGGTACAGGGGATGGTACAGGAACAGGAGATGGAAGCGGAGACGGTACAGGGACAGGAGATGGAAGCGGGGACGGTAGTGGGAGAGGAAGTGGAGCAGGAATGGGGATGGGGCTTTTACAGTTGTTGTCAGCCCCTGATGCGTTAGGTCAAAAAGTCGATGTAAAGCCGCCAGACCCTACAAAGATAGACTATTTTTATGATTTTGATAGTATATTTGCTACTCCTAAACAAGCTTCGTTGTTTCCTTCGCCTTATGGTAAGATAAAACAACCAAGACAAACACCGTCAGGGCTACAGGGAGGATTGGGGTTAGGTAATCTTTTTGCTCCCCCTGCAAATATTCCGCAACAGCCTATTAGACGAGCTAAAGGTGGGTTAATAGATACAACAACTAATGATTTATTACGAATCGTTGGAGGTAAATAACAATGTCATGGTGGGATAATTTAATTGATTTTGGGGGCGACCTTTTTGACACAGGGTTAGATTTCTTTACTAGCCCTAAAGGTCTAGCTTATTTAGGCGGTATGGGCCTTAGTATGGGTAGTTTTGGAGAGACTAAAATACCTCAAGTAGGCTACCAAGGTGGTATACCCAGCTACCAAGTTGTAAGAGATCGTGTCCCTATGGAGTACGATTCTGAAAGAAGGCCCGGAAGTATGGGGCAGCGTTATTTTTCAGATGCTATTTTTGCCGAAGGCCCGAAAGATAGAAAGCCTATGTCTGTTGAAGAAGCCCGTGCAAAATCAGCAGAACAATTAGCCGGTTTGGCCGCTTTAAACGCGGGTAATCAAGAAGCTACACGCCGCCCCGTGTACGCTGATAGTACTATGGCTTCTTCTAATCCTGCCTCTTCTGTAATTAACACCACACCTGTCGATACAGGGGAAGAAGACGAAGATGAAAACGCAATACAATTAACGGGGAATCAGACAGGCGGGGTTGCAGGAGGTATGCGAGGTGGGGGCATAGCCTATCTAAATAAAGGGCGTTATCTTAATGGTATGACAGATGGTATGGCCGATAGAATCCCTGCTAGTATTAATGGAACCCAACCCGCCGCATTAAGCGATGGAGAGTTTGTAATCCCTGCGGATGTAGTAAGTCATTTAGGTAATGGCAATTCTAATGCAGGAGCTAAAGAACTAGACCAAATGATGAGTCGAATACGTAAAACACGTACCGGCAACAAAAAACAAGGTAAACAAATTAAACCCAATAACTTCTTACCTGTGTGAGGTAGATTATGAGTAATGGCACAACAACAGTTCCTACAGATCCAGTAGCCGGAAAAGCAACGGGTAGCGAGTCTTCCCTTTCTAATTGGGCTGGCCCCTATGTTACCGATATGTTGGGTAAAGGTTGGGCTGCGGCTGACATGGGGTATCAGGGATATCAAGGCCCATTAACAGCGGGAACTTCTAATTTACAAGACACTGCGTTTCAAGGTATTGGTAATTTAGCCGTACCCACTGGCGCTATGGGTGCTTTTGATGCTACTGCGGCTCAAAACTACATGAACCCTTATTTACAAGCCGCTTTACAGCCTCAATTAGCTGAAATGAGAAGACAATCAGAAATTAGTGGTCTAGCAGATACCTCCAGATTAACTAAAGCAGGGGCTTATGGCGGCACTCGTCAAGCTGTTATGGATGCAGAAAGAGACCGTGCGTTACAAGCTAATATTGGGGCAGCAGCAGGTGCTGGGTACGCTAAAGCATTTGATAAAGCATCTGATTTATTTGGTAAAGATAGAGGGTATGGGCTTCAAGCACTAGCTGCACAACAAGCAGCGGGTAGAGAAGAACGTGCTATTGAACAAGAAGGTATAGCCGCAGATCGCGCTCAGTTTGAAGAAGAAAGAGATTTCCCATATAAACAAGCACAGTATATGCAGTCGCTACTACAAGGTCTTCCTGTCGCTGCTCAATCCGTTTCTTACGCTCAACCTAGCAATTTAAGTAAGCTGTTAAGTGAAAGCGGCGGTATTCTTAAGTTCCTTGAGTCATTAGGTCTTGGTGGTGGCGGTGGTGGCGATGAGGCTGACCCCGGTGGTGACGCTGCGGAGACTTATGATGCAGCGGGTAATCCTACTTATGGAGGAGGCTAAACATGATCCCTATAGATAGACAAGTACAACAGACTATGGGTGCTTTTAGGGGTCAACCTGACAAGCTTATGCAGCGTTATAAGCAGGGTAATGACTTAATAGACCTTCTTGCTTTACAACAAATGAAGTCCGATATGGATGCGGTTAAGCAGCAGATGGTGCTGTCTCAACAGCAAATGCCGGGGACTATCAAAGACCAACGCGAACAAGAAGTACTTGCTGGATACAAAGAAAAAGCAGGGCGACAAGTCGGTGATGTCGCAAAGAATACGGCTGGACTACTTGCTCAAAGGCAAGCCTCCGCTAATGCTAATATGCAACGCCAAGGTATTATGCAGCCCACTCAAACTGCTAATAATGGTGGTTTAATGAAGATGGCGGGTGGCGGTATTGTTGGGTTTGCTAAAGGTGGTATTACTCAAGAAGAACTTATAGAACTTGGTATAACTCCAGATGGCTGGAGGAGAATGTCTGACGCAGAAAAACAAAAAGTAATAAGTGTTTTAGAAGACAGAAAAACTGCAAGCGGCGTTTTATCTACCATTACTGATATACCGGCTGAAATATCAGATTCTTTTTCGGCAATACCGGAATATTTTTCAGATCTTGGGGGCGCTATAAGTACTACTAGAGTGGGTAAAGCTTTAGGGCTTTCTACTCCTACTGAAGAAGATACTGATTTTGGAGATGTAGTAGATGCTTTAGCAGGTAAAGGGGTAAGTAGTCCAGCAGTAGAAGCAAGAGAAGCAGAAAGAGCTAAACCTGTCCCCACTATAGAAGATATTGAAACTACAATAAGTAAAATAGATGAAGCAGAAGATAAAAAGCTAGAAGAAAGCTATCAAATGCCTCCCGGTTTAGAAGGATTAGAGTTTCAAAAAGAACAACAACAGAAAGCAGCTCAAGCGGCAAGATTAGCCGCAGAAAACAAAGAAAAAGCAGATACCGCAAAAGCAGCGGGGGTAGCGGCTCTTACCCCACCAATACCCGCAAAAGGAATTTTTGATCCTGAAGCAGTAAAAACAATAGCAGATCCAATAATGGAAAAATACGGACTAGCAGATGTTGGAGGTAAGACATTTGCTGGGGTACGTGATGAAGCTAGAGCAGAATCTGATAGGTATTTAGATCGAGAGGGCGCAAAACAAATAAGACAAACGCAAATTGACGAACTTGACAAACTTAAACAAAAACAACTAGATCCTGAAACTTTAAAAAGAGATAACATATTACGAGGCTTAATATCAGCAGCAGGGGGCGGTAATTTTGCTGCGGTTGGGCAAGGTATATTTAATGCTGAAGATGCTCAGAATGTACAAGAACGAAATTTCTTAAAAGAAAAATTTGGTATACAAGATAACCTTTTAGATACAGATTTAGAAATAGCTGTAAAAGGTATTGATTCTGGAAATCAAGCTGTAGATATACTAGATAAACAAAAACGTGCCGCAGCAGAGATTGTACAAAATTTTAGTGTCGAACAATTAAAAGATATAAGAGAAAGATCTAAACAAGAATTTGAATCGGGGCAAAGTGCTATTGCTAATAGGCTTAAGCAAGATGAAATAAATGCGGTTAGAGAGTATAGAAAGGCGGTTACAGACAATCAAAAATTAAATGTATTAATAGATAAAACAGCCGATATATCTACCACTATATCTGATACTTTATCAGCAGATCCCCAACTTGCCGCTTTAAGAGCCGAAATGGAAAATGATCCTGATGATCAATCTCTTAAAGAGGAATACAAACTTTTATTAGAGCAAAAACAAGTTGAACTGCTTGATATGATTAACTTATCAGGTCTTTTCGATCTTGTAGAACAAATCCGATCTGATCTAGGACTTAGTGCTCAAAGTGGAATGCAGCCAAATCAATTTGGCCCAATGCAAGTAACACCATAAGATATCACTATGCCTATATATTCTGTTGCTGGGCCGGAAGGAGAAACTTATAGCATAGAAGGGCCGGAAGGAGCTACTCGGGATCAAATAGTTGGTGAAATAATAAGGCAGCTACAAGCCCAAGAGAAAGAAGAACAAGATAAACAAAGACAGGAACAATTAGCTGGTATTAGAGAAAGTAGACGAGGTTCTGTATCTCGCGGTCTTGATATCGGTACAGATCTTATTGCTCAAGCTACAGGCTCAAGCTTAGAAGGTATTGGTAGCCTTTTAGGACTTGAAGGGCTTGAAGAATATGGTGCTGACGTTGCACTAGAAAACGAAGCTGACATCCAACGTAAGTCACTTTACCAAACCCGTTTTGATGATATCGAAGGTGTAGGAGACTTTGGCTCTTACTTAGGCGGTATTGCTGCGGAAAGTGCCCCTCAAATGGGTGCTGGCTTAACAGGTGCTGCAATAGGTACAGCAATACTTCCCGGTCTCGGTACAGTAGTAGGTGGTATAGCCGGTGCTACGCTTGCTAACCTTCCTTTCTTCTATGGTATGAACCGTGAACGCCAAAAAGAAGCTATTGATTTAGGGATTAAAACTGAAGTAGATGAAGGAGCGGCTTTCTTAACCGCTTTACCACAAGCCTTACTTGATGGTGTTGTAGATAAGTTATTACTAGGGGCGGGAAAAGGTTTTGGGTTTACTGATAAAGCAATTCGTAGTGGAGGATTGTTTACCAGAGGCGCTAAAGGCATAGGCACAGGTGTAATTACTGAAGCTCCTACTGAAGTAGGTCAGCAAATGTTAGAACGTGCTCAAGCTGGGCTATCGTTAGACAGTGATGAAGCAATAGCAGAATACAGAGAAGCCGCAATTGCAGGTGGTTTATTAGGTGGTGCAGTTAGTGGAACAATTAATGTTGGTCGAGGAAGAATCCAACAAGAAGATACGAATGTTATAGATAAAGATGGGGAAGATGCTACACCTATACCCACAAAAACAGCACCTGTAGGGGCAGCAGGGTTAGGTGCGCTTGCGGATGCAGAACAAGGTGACCTTACCGATGCAGATGTAGCCGAGGCTAGAAAAGAGTTAGATACGGTTAGTCAGGTACGGGATACTGATAAAAAACTAAAAGAAATAGTAACTGATGAAGACGTAGACAAAATATTAAGTGACGCGGGTAGAGCAGAAGAAGAAACAGACAGAATAATAAATGCTACTGCGGATGCACAAGAAAAAGCTTTTGAACAAGACTATGGTATTGCGGAAACCCGCGGTGCTACTGAAACTGGAGACGAAAGGACAGTAGATCCTACAGAAGGTGTGGCAGTAGTAGAAAGGGCAGCAGATGAAGCAGTAGTAGAAGCAGAAACCCGCGGTGCTACTGACACTGGAGACGTTGAACGCGCAGATACACAAACAGAAGACGAAGCAAGAAGATTAAAAGATGAACAAACAACTGATGCGTTAGGCGTATTAGCTGAAGAACAAAGTGATTTTACCACTATATTTGCCAAAGTAGACGAAAAGTTAAACAGGCGACCTAAAGTAGTTACTGAGGAAAAAACTACCGGCGTAGAAACCGGAGCAGAAGTAGAAACCGGAGCAGAAGTAGAAACGGAAACGGAAACGGAAACGGAAACGGAAACGGAAACGGAAACGGAAACGGAAACGGAAGTAGAGCCAGCGATAGAACCAGCAATAGAACCAACAGATAGACTTGGAACCATCGCTGAAGCAGCCGAGGCAGTAAAAGAAGAAGCGCAAGAACAAGTAGATGTAGTAGGTCAGGTAGAAGAACAAGCCATAGAAGACGCGGAGGCGTTAGTAAGGACAAAAGGTTTTAGAGACAAAAAAGCTGAAGACTTTACAGACGAAGAGATTAGTACCTTTGCTACGGCAATACCCGCGCTAGAAAGAAATAAGATGTCTATGAAGGAGAAATCTAACTACATAGAAATGGTTTCTACCAACGACCAAGCGGATTTTACTGCTAGAGAAGGGCGGGAACCGACTAACCAAGAAAGAAATGACATATTTAATAAAGCCAAAAATGAGATAAATAACGAACAGAGGTTAATCTCTAAACGATTAAGTAAGCTCAAAAACGATACTAAACCAATACGAACTAAGATCGAAGACGAAGCCGCTGCCATTGAAGCCGCAAAAGATAAAAAGCCTATAAGAGAAAGACTCGATACTACGACTAAGGTTAAAGAAGCAGAGGTAGGTGCGTTAGAGGCTAGAGAAGAAATAGAAGAAGGTAAAGTTGAAACCGTTGAAAAGAAGATAGAAGGCCAGAAAAAACCAATAGTTACTTCTAAAAAAGAACAAAAAGCAATACAAAAATTAAATGAAGCAATAGACGAAAATTGGGAACAAACCCAATCTGAAGCGTATAAAGCTTATGTAGATAGTGGTAAGCAAAAAGTAAATGCCCCTAAACTACCTTCAAACCTTAGTGACTCAGAAGCTGTAACAGAGCTTTTCTTAGGAGAAGGGAAGCTAACCGAGCAAGAACAGGATGCGCTTACTTATTTAACTGCACATCCAACCTTAGAACGTAATTTATTCGATCTAGCTTACGAGGATGCAGTAGATGCCCCTGCATATCAAGCATCAGAAGACGCTTCCCCTGCGGAAAAAGAATTTTTTGCTGGTAGGGGCGGGAAACACAGGAAAAATGCTCTTGCTTGGGTTAGAGATAACCTATCTGCTGAAGCAAATATGTGGGTAGTCAACGCAACGAAAAGTGAAATTGCTAGGCTTGATCGGAATCCGCCCCTTACCGCAGATTATTACGATGTGAATACAAAAGCATCTCCATCGCCTTTCGGGCTTGAAAAATCTGTTAACACGCCACAAGTATACGATGGTTATTTTAATGCAGCCGAAAACTTGGCTAGGATGAATGTAGCGAATGACCCTAAATTTTTAGAGTGGTTAAATAAACAACCTCAAAAAGAGCAGAAAAGGATAAAAGCAGAGATAAAACAGAGTATAGATAAAGCAAGGGAGATAGAAAAACAAAGTCTAGCATTGCCCAAAGACTCTGAGCTTAATCTTGATATACCAATGCACCCCATCGTTATGACTCAGTTACGTAATGGTGATCTAGCGGGTGCGCTTCGATCCTTAGCAACCACTTCATCTAACCCCCGTATAAAGAACATGGCTAAGAATCTAGCTAAAGTGGCGGGGGAAACCAAACTAGAAACTTCTAAGAACTTAAAAGCTGAAAGCGGTAAGGCGGCTAACGGTCTGTTTGACCCAGAAACTAATACAATAAAACTAGACGCTGACACAGGGTTAAATACGCATACCCTACTGCATGAGATGACCCACGCGGTTACTTCAGCACAGTTGGCAGAAGGTAAGTCTGCGGCTGCTAAACAACTTACCAAGCTCTTTAATGAAATAAAAGATCAATTAGGCACTGCATACGGTTCGCTTTCTGTAGATGAGTTTGTAGCAGAAGCTTTTGGTAACCCTACGTTCCAACAAGAGTTAGCTTCAATAACTGTCCCTAATACCTTTAAAACAGCGTGGCATAGGTTCGCAACCATAGTATCTAACATATTAAATATAATAACAGGTCGTCCACGTATACCACTTGCGGGTAAAGGTACCACTGTAGATGCGTTTACTGACCGACTTACCACTGCACTGTTAGCTCCAGCCCCTTCATCGCGCTTCTCTGGTGAGTTATTGATGTCGTTTAAAGAAGGCGATGCCGCTAGTACTGTAAGAAACTATGGGAGAAATGTTGTAGAGGCAGTAAAAGACATTGACGAAAAAGTATTAGAAGAAGGGGCGGGTAAACTTTTTGATGGCGCTAAAAAAGCAGCAAAAGTAGTTGGTCTTGCAGCTCTTAATTCTCAAGCTTTAGCAGATGTGCTGACTAAAACACTAGGTGTTAAGGGTGCCTATAAGATACATCAATTAATAGAAAGGCAGTCAGGGTTAATAGATAAAGAAAACGCCATACTAGACGGTACTGCTACACAAATAGAAAGTTTTTTTAGTGCCAACCCAGATAAGAAAGAAACTTTTGACCAGCTTGTAGGTAAGAGCACAATAGAACAAGTTGATCCTTCTAAAACTAAAAGTGAAGCTGAAGCAGCTTATGATGCGGAGAAGCTTGCTGTATGGAAAGGTATGCAGCCAGATTGGAACTCTCTTGGAAAAGAAGGGCAAATTGAATATAAACGGTTAAGGGACTCGTATAAAAAGTTATTTACTAAACTTAAAGACGCTTTAGCAGCTAGATTTAATGTAATAGAAAAAGAAAACCCTAATAACGAAGCTGTTAAAGAGTTAAAGAACACACTGTACCAACGATTGATGGAGGCAGCTACGATTGAACCTTACTTCCCATTGACTCGTACGGGGGAGCATTGGTTACGTTATACAGCAACTCCAACGGACAGTAACGGTAATCCTACGGGAGAGCCGGAAGTTACAGTGCAAGCGTTTGATACCCTAGACGCACGGACTAGACGCATACGTTATTTAAATACACTTACCCCTCAAGAAGATAATGCTTCAATAACTGAAATAGAAGAGTTTGCAAACTTAGATAGCGTAAACTTTAATAATGTAGCGCCGACTTCTTTTGTCGCTGAAATGTTAAAGGTATTAGAAACCGCAAAAGTAGAAAAAGATGTTCAGTTACAAATAGCTAGAAACTTTATTGACGCTGTACCTGAATCTTCTTTCCTTAAGTCTCTACATAAGAGAAAAGGGGTCGCGGGGTACAACGTAGATGCTATGGATGCGTACAGGCAAAAAGCTTATAGCATAGCTAGGCAAGCGGTGAATATAAGAATAACAGAAGAGTTGTATAGCACTCGTAATGATCTACAAAAAGAACTTAATGAAAAATTACAGCGTTCTGGAACCCTTACAGCTAAATTAGCTAATGCAAAAAGGCCCGCTGATGAGACTCGTACGCCTAGCCAAAGAGCAAAAGAAATTGCGGAGATAGAAAGACAGTTAGAAGAAGTAGGTTCTAATAGATACATTACTAAAGAAAACGTAGATACTGCCGTAAATGAGTTAACGCAACGTATCCTACAAACTACCTCCCCCGCCGATAATTGGGTAGAAAGCACAGCAAAAATAGCTAATCGTTTAGCGTTTTTAGGGACTATCGGATTCAGTGCGGCGTCTACTTTAGTTAATACTGTGCAAGTCCCTATGGTGGTAATTCCTTTCTTAGCCGGTAAAACTAACATGGCGACCGCTATGGCTGCTGCACGGATGGGTATGAATTTGTTTGGGGGAAGCGGTTTTAACCGTAAGTTACCCGTGTTAGATAGTGACAATAAGCAGAAAGATATAGAAGTTAAAGGGATGCCTTCTATCGATAATTTCTATACCGCAGACAATGACGGTAATCTAATACTACGTGAAGACCTAGAAGACGTTAAAAATTATTACGCAATGCCTATAGATAACAAAGGCAACACTAAGATGTTATCTAAAAAGGAACTTTTAACTATCCTTAAGCCCCTAATAACAGAAGCAGGGGATAGGTCGTTACTTAATCGGTCTTTATATGCGGATACCATAGGTGTAGAACTATCAGGCAAAAAGAAAGGGAGTAAAGCTAAAAACGCATGGGATAAATTTAATCTATGGAGCGCATTACCCTTTCATACCGCCGAACGTATGAACAGGCAAGTTACTTTGGTCGCCGCTTATTTAAATGAAGTAGCAAGGTTAAACACAAACCCTAATAAAGCTAAAGGGGAAAATAATCTTAGTGAGCAACAGATATTTGAAACCGCCATAGAAACAGCTTTATATGACACACAGCAAACCAACGGTGGAGCTACGTTAGCTACTTCACCTCGTATCGCGCAAAAACATCTAGGCCGCGTTGCTATGATGTTTAAGACTTATGGCTTTACGATGTACTACCATCAGTTAAAGATGGCCCTCACTGCACTGCAACAAGCAAAAGAAAATGGTTTAGACGACTACACTATACGCCAAGCGAGGCGACAAGTAGTGGCAAGTTTAGGGACAACAGCGGTACTGTCAGGGTTACAAGGACTTACTCTTGTTGGTATATTTGAAGGTTTAGCTAATCTTTTCTTAGACGATGAAGACGAAGATGCGGAAACTTATATACGAAAGTTCCTTGGTGAACCCTTGTACAGTGGTGGGTTACAGTATTTGACCATGTTTGCGGGAGATGTTTTTGGGGAAAATACAGAACTAGATATTGCTTCTCGTATAGGTCTATCCCATTTAATACTAGGTAACAATAAATACGATTTTAATGAGTCTGCTAAAGAAGAATTTGTGAATATATTAGGTGGCCCCGCGTTAAGTTATGGGTCATCAATAGCAAGAGGTGTAAACGATATATACAACGGTGAGTTGCAACGGGGTATAGAGAGCATTGCTCCTTCTGCCCTTCGTAATACATTAAAGACCTTTAGGTATTCTGATTTTGATGAAGGTACGGCTCGCACTAGACGCGGCGATCCTATAGTAGATGATTTGAATCTAGTACAAATGACCGCTCAATTCTTAGGGTTTGCCCCCGCAGAATACTCTAGGGCGCAAGAAATAAACCAAGACATCAAACGTATAGATAGGTCAGTTAACCAGAAACGTACTAAGTTGATGAAAAAATATTACGTTGCTAGGCGTATGGGGGACGCAGACGGTATAAGAGATGCAGCGGAAGAAATAAGAGACTTTAATAAACGTCATAGAAATAAAGGGCCAAAGGTAGTAATTAGCCCTGATAGTTTAACGCGGTCTATGAAAATGCACGCAAAGACAACCGCTAAAATGTATAACGGGGTTACACTAAGTCCTAATATAAGATTGTACGCGGAAGAATTGGCTAATGAATACGACAGGTCAGGGATATTCAATGTTTTATAAGATAGTCCCCTTACCGCTTGGTTATACGATAAGGGGTACTATGCTAGGGAGTAAAGTGCAAGGATAGGACTCTACCCTTAAATTCTATCATACGGTTCTCCAGAAACGCACACCCAATTTGCCTTTTTCTATACGAACCTTATGCTCCAAAGTCATGCCTTTAGTATGGCCTATTTGTGTAATTTCTGTTAAGACCTTATCAGTATTAATACAAGGAATGAATATGGACGCCCCAACTACCATATCCGTCCATTTAATAACTACCCGTACGCCATCCGGTGCAACGTCATCAATCTTCCGCATCAAAGTCTACACCAGAGCAATCCACGGATATAACATCAGTAGATGGTAGCCGCATATGTGTACCTTTACCTAAACGAATCTTGTCCTTCTTCCCTTTTAACTTCTCCATTAAGTCTTGTACGAAAGAAGCGTAGTTAATCTGCTGCGCCCCACACCAAATACGTAATGGTTTAGGTAGCAGATAGGCGCGTTTTGTATCCGTCTCGTACCGTGCGACCAAAGCCCCTCTTGGTAAGGCATCAGGGACAACCAACTGATCTAACCCGTTACCCTTATTCTGCTTACGTAAGTCATCAGTACTTTTGATCTGTAATATGTTGTTCCAGTTCTCGTTAATATACTCGTTTAAAGTCTGCTCCACAGACGCGTTCATATCGTCAAAGGAATTCTTGTTACGCTTAAGAACTGTGCGTATCCACTTATAAACTTTCTTAGTATTGTAGGGTAATAATTCAATACGTTTACATAGTATAAGGGCCGTCAATGAACACGCAGCACCCGCAGACCAGAAGCGGTTTTCCGCTGCAAGCTCTGCCTCCTTATCTATCTTCTTCTGTACGGACTCTAATAGCTCCCTAACCTCATCTAAATTGTTAATAACGTACTGTACGAACGGTAATCCCGCGTGACCCCAATTATTAAATATGTTTTTACTGAATTCGTCAGTCTTCTCTTTATCAGTAGGGGACTTAAACATCTTATCTACTTTGTATTCTAAAATACGCTGTGCTTCTGCTTTAGGAGCGTCTTTATATAACCCAATACGCTCTATCATACTAACATTGCCTGTGGATACAGAGTTGAAACTCCAAGCATCACCGTTATACCGCTCTGCATTGACGCTACCTGTCATCCTTCTTCTCTGCCTACCACTTACGTACTGGTAGGCTAAGTTACTCAGCTCTTTAGCACTAAGATTAGTAATCTCGTCTAAGAAGAAAGGTAGGCTGTGATACACCTCACCCCGATTCATCTTAGTAGCATAGGTGTCTTCTTTCTCCATTAGTAATTCTTTGGGGTTACCCCACGGAGTTAATGCTGCGTATAGTGCGGTTGTTTTGCCGTACCCTGTGTCCTTACTGTAAATATGTAAAGAGGCGCACGCTACCGGCATAAGTTCCATAAGAATAGAACCAAAAGAAGCTCCAACAACATATTGGTAAGCCTCTTGCCCTTCTTCATTAAAAAACCCGATCATCTCCTTCCACGCATCCATAGTGCCCTTTGGTTCAAAGGCGTGGAACAACCCTGCTGTATTAGTGGAAGGCGGGTTAAACTCTATACGATCTCCAAAGACCTCCATGTTACCTAATACAAAGGACTTCATTTCTTCGCTAGTCCAACCGAACTGCCTGTGTGCTTCATCAGCGGTTACAGTCGCCTGTAATTCATTAACCCAAGTGGTTGTATACTGCATAAGTTCATCCATTCTACCAATCGCAACGCCGTGCATTGACATATATTTACGGAATTCTTCCTTAGAAGTGGCCGCAGTAAGAGGCACCGTAAACTCCCTTACCCCATCTTTGGGTAGGTGAAGCCGCATCACGATAGCCTCGCCTATCTCTGCATCACGTATGCGTTTAACTACATATAGGTCATTATGGTACACCATCTTTTCTTCTATCTCGCCATCCGCATCGCTAGAGCGTACATATATACCCCCCGTAGCCCCTCTAAAATAAGGGCGTGGGTAGTCAGGTATTACATAAGTCTGAGCAGGGGCGTTGGGTCGGTTCGCAGAGAGGGCTTCTACTATATTATCCTCCTCTTCCGCTTCTTTTATGGCCTTACCAAGCACTATTGGGGACTTTATCTTCCCCCAATGTTTACATTCGGTACATACGTTCGGGTTATATTCGTCAAAAGTACTGCACAGGTACGGCCCTTTTATAAGGTCTACCTTCTCCATTGTCTCTTGCTCAGAAAACTCTGGGTGCCGTTTCGATATATTCATTATGGCTTTGTCAGAGTCTACGCAAAATTTGGCGATTGATAGCCCCGCCCTCCACATAGGTTCGCTACATTCTTCTTGTTTACCTATGATCGTACCTAGCTGCCTACAACCGTTACCCTCTCCCGTCTTGACAATTATGTCCTTAAACTTAGTTTCCATGTTGCCCATTAGCGCATCCATCATTGCGCTTGAGGGGGCGGGGGTAAATTTCTTAGGAACTGGTATCGATTCTCCACCGAGTATTTCCGCAAACTCTTCAAAGTCCACAAGTTCTGGTATCTCTACGCCCATAGGGAGTACAGGAGTAGGCGGATCGTCTTTATGGTTATGGGTGTACGGCACACGAAGTACTCGCGCTCCATCAGAAGTTACCGCTGGATCTGGTAAGAACTTATGGAGACCACAATAACGCTTCAGTTGTTCCGCTACAGGTAACCACTTCTCGTAGGAAACCGCCTCTGACAAAATCCAGTAAACGTGTATACCTCTGCCAGAACTAACTATTAGAGGTTTAGGCAAGCCCACTTCTTTAGTGAACTTACGAAGTGCTTTTAGTCCTTCCGTCTGGTTTATATAATCTTTACTAGGGCCGCAATCAATATCAAAAAAGAACGCTTTTAAGTCCTTAACATTAACTGCTTTACGGGAACCTTCTTCTTTAAAAGTTCCTAAAGCAAAATACGTATCGAATCCATTCTGGTCTAGGTTTGTTGCTGTGTGTATTAAGTCATCTATCGTTGTAAAAAATTTCTGTGTTATTTGTTCTTCTAAAAGTTTTGAAGCGAAGAGGCAATAATAACCATCCCCGCTAAGTACCCTCTGTAGAAATGTTTTTGAATCCATACCCTTTTACCCATTTTACCCAATGTACGAAGACACTACGGCAGGGGTAGGAAGTTATTGGCCGTAGAACCTACCCTTTTTGACCCTACCGAGGTCTAGCCGTAGTGAAACTGTGAGGAGTTAGTCGTCCCACTCAGAGAGAACGTCAGCTATTTCAGACTTCTCTTCTTTAGGAGCCGCTGATTTCTTAGACATCTTCTTAGGTTCTTCGACCTCAAAAGTATCCTCTTCCTCGGAAGCAGTATCGGCAACAACTTCTTCAAACGGATTATCATCTGAAGAGTCATCCGATGCAAACCCATCAACCGCTTTAAACGGCGAGATGGACTTTCTTGGAACGTAATCTGTAACTTGCACCCCTTTTAGACGCAGAGAAACCCCTGTTCTCTCTTTATCGATAGAGTACGGTACAAAAACAACCGCTACGTTCACTGTGCTCCCAGTAGTAAGCTCAAAACTTTCGTCTAGTTGCTTATTCTTCGCATCGTATTGCGCGGGCGCGGGTGTCGCATTGCCATTATAGGCAGCGGCAAGTTTAGACTTAAAGGTAAACGTACCACCTTCCTCGTCTTTCTTAAAAGGATTCTTTATCTTCTCAGGCCAAGAGTCCTCTTTCTGGCTTGCGTAGGCACCAGACATTGCCTTCCAAAGATCTTGCGCCTGACCTTTGTTCATACGAAAATCTATTTCGTACTTCGCTTGGTCATCAGTAGCGTCACAAGGTACGCTGCGCTTCTCTTTGTTGTCGAATCGGTAGGGGCGATTGATCTTAGGCCACAATGCCTCTACGTCCTCAACGATATACTGTAGGTTTTGGTTCTTATCCATTGCGTTCTCCTAAACGTCTTACTGTAAACTTACTGAATAGAATGAATCTATCAACGAAGCTATCGAAGATAACTTGTATGATCAAACCCCTCTACCTCTTCAAACGGAGATACAACTCGATCTCCCCCTTGGACTAATGTAATAGCCTGTAAGGTACTAGGGTGCGATTCTAATTCAGCGGCTTTTTGTAGCTCTTCTTCACCTAGCACTCGCATCGGGCGAAAACGAAGCCTCGGAATGTAACCGTCCTTTTCAAAACCCATTCGGGTTACAACCGCTATGGCCGAGGTATTATGGTTGTTCAAGTGCCTAGCATAGTTTTGCATTGACATCCATCCACTACCCGCAGGGCCAAATAGGCTCGTAGCAGGTAACTGGATTTGGTATACCTCTTCCAAGTTATCCTCCAATACAACTGCAATACGCTGTGAATATTTACAAGCTCTTGCATTATTACCACCAGATCCTTTTATGTTATGTGGACAATCGATACAACGTCCAGACTGCCTATGTGCATCAGCCACATCTGGGTCAGGTCTTTGTGTATCGGATGACCAACAAACAGGTGCTGTTGGTTTATTAGGGTCATATTGATTTGCATAATATATTCTGGAAACTCTACCCGCGTTTACGATCACCGCATCTAAAGTATCTGAATCAAATATATGCGTTTCAGTCCCGTCGATAACTTTACGGAACTTACCTTCTCTTAATGAGATACGTGCAACCATTAGAAGTCTTCGTCTAAATCCGCTAGTACGTCTTTAGGATCAACTTCCTCTTGCGTAAGTGACTCTCTTGGTTTTGATTTTGGTTGCTCACCTAACAGTGCATCTGATATGAGATTTAACTCAAACCTAAAGGTCTTACCCACTTTTATGTAAGTATTCTCTGGTATGCTACCGTTTCGTATCCATGCTCTGACAGTGGACTCAGATACTTTAAAGTGATCTGCTACCTTCCTCAGTTCAACAAATTCCCGTTCTTCGGACATTATGCCCCCTTGGCTTTTCGTACGTTAATCGAGTATTCAGAATTAGACTGTACACCCTTGATTACCGTATCTGGGTTATCTACAAAGAACTGTTCTAAATTAGCTTGGTGGAGTCGTCCTTGTAAGAGTTCGGGATTGCTATTTTCTTTAATAAAGTCATATACACTTCCCCAATCTGTAACAAAGTAATTGCTCTTCACCGAACGATAGAAAGTCCCCGCTTCTGTTTTAACGCTCTTAGCCCCCGTCTCGTCGCAATGAGTAAGTAACGCCTTCTTTATAACATCCTGTTGATGTTTAAGTTTATCGTCCTTATCTTCCCATTCCTTTTTGAGCTTCGCTCGTTCGTCGCGTATCTTGATAAAGACTTCAGTAGCCTTCGTTAGATAGTTCGTATCTTGCACACAAATCTCCGTACTTTGTGGTTGGGAACCGAGTATAGTGGTATCCAATATGTTATACAAGTATTTCTTTGTATAAATCTATCATTTTTGTGTGTACGTCAATTCTATTATCAAGTAATGAGTAGACACGCTTTTCTATGAAGGAACCTTCTAGTTGTACTACCGTACATTTATGGTCTTGCCCTGCCCTATGCACCCTAGCATTGGCTTGCGCGTAGGTTTCTAAAGAGCTAGTCGGCCCCCACCACACCACTGTATTAGCAGCGGTTAATGTAATACCGTGGGCAGCAGCTTGCGGCTGTATGACAAGTACTTGAGGAAAGTCAGTTTCTTGAAATCTTTTGAATATATCGGTGCGTTTATTGACGGATACATCCCCCCTGATTACCTCCGTAGGTATACCGTCTTGTATTAATTTATCAGTGAGCACATCAATAACGTGCTTAAACGGGACAAAGACTAGGACTTTCTTACTAGACTCATCGATTACTTCCCGTAGCACCTTATACCTATGTTTAATGTCGAACTCTAATGCTTCTCCGTCATCCGTATAGATAGCCCCAGACGCAATCTGTAGGAGTTTATTCATTTCAACGGCAGCATTAACAGCGGTAATCCGTTCTCCCCCTGCTTGCACTACCATTTTACTCTTTAATTCGTTGTAATATTTCTTCTGTTGCCGTGTCATTTCTACAGTTCGTTTGGTGTAAACCATATCGGGTAGGTCAAGGCACTCTTCTTTTGTAAAACGTATAGCGGGCTGCAAAGCATTAAACACCCGATCAGTTGCGTCAGGTTTCGGAATCCATTTAAAGTTGGTTAGTTTGTACATAACTGAATCTCTAAACGCGCTAAAGAATCTAGGGACTGAGTATGGGTTGACCAATTTGGCTAGACCAAATGCGTCTAAGGGGGACTGTGCAGCGGGTGTACCTGTCATCATCCATAACCATGTGTTTGGGGTGACTAAACTGTTAAGGATTTTCCACCGTTTAGTTTGGACGTTTTTATAATGTGTCGCTTCGTCTGCAATAATCAAATCAAAGCCACCGTTTGCTATTGCATCAGCTACTATCTCCACTCCGTCATAATTAATTATGATGAACTCCGCTCCCCCCTCTATTATCTGTTTACGTTTAGCAGGTGCTCCATAAGCAACGTCTACTGAACGGTGCATTGCAAAAGTAAATAAATCTTCCCGCCACGCTGAATCCATAATAGATAAAGGACATATCACCAATACGCGTTTTATACGCCCTTGGTTTATTAGGTAATCAGCCGCCCATATGGCACTAGCGGTTTTGCCTGTACCCTGCTCATTAAAGCAAAAGGCTCGCTTGTTCATGGTTAGAAAAGAAGAAGTGGTTTTTTGGTGGTCGAAGGGTTTGTACTTACCCGTCCATTGATACTGCCCTTCGATTGGGGATGGGACTTTAATATTAAGGTTTTTTAATACGTGCGACTCGTCAACCCCCCAGTTAACTAGTACTTTGTTTCCTGATAATCTCTTACTCTTAGGTATAATATCTGTTACTTTTTCGGGGTCACGTAGGTTTAATAGTATTGCTCTGTTATCTATTACCCGCATTTACTTCTCCGTCCACAAAAATACATCGTAAAGTGGTATCCACAATACGAACTAAATGCCGTCTCTCGTACCCACGGACGGCGCGTGGTGGGTTCGCCCTGAAGGGGTAGGTGGGCTTTGTACTAAGCTTTCCTCGTAGTACGCTTCTTCGGTGACTTACCGTTGCGACTACGATTCTTACTTTTACTTTCTATCTTGTACCCATCGGCATTTGTGCCGCCCTTACTTAACATCCTCTTATGGCTAACGTCCTTCCCCTCTCGCTTGTCAGCCTTACCATTTTTATTTCTATCGCCGCCTGATTCCTTAGCGGTCTTATCTAATTCTCGTCTGGCGCGTTGCCGCTCCATGCGGTCTTCGTGCTCTCCGCGTTGCAACTGGAGTTGATACTCTCGTTTGTAAGGTCTTCTCTTACCTTTACCTGTTCTTTTATACATTCGTTAGTTCCTCCCGTTGTGAGGACATTCTACCACTACGCAATGGTTTCGGCATAACCCACTTGGTTTGGGGTTCCATACGTCATTATCATACGCCAACTGCATGGTTGTAAAATCAGAAAGCCATTTTTCCCACATATTTTCAGCATTATCTGAACTATATGTGTCTTTTATGAAGGCTTCCGCTATCACGAATAGTAAACCCGCCCTAACTTCTTCTACAAAAGGGAAGTGTTTAAAGGTAGCTAATGCCATTAATTCTAGCTGCCCCTTGTCTGCATACCTAGCAGACTTACCTGTCTTATAGTCTACAACCCAAGCTATCTTCTTATCGACATCTAGTATAAGAAGATCTACTATTCCGCGCCACCATACGCCTCTCGCTTTAAATCCACAAGGGTCTAGGCTTTCAGTCAGCCCCATCTTATATTCGCAAAGCTTACTCCCTTCTTTCTCATTCAAGACATCCAATGCGGCCTTGGCGAATAGAAACTTCTTGGGTAAGTCCTTACTGTCGCGTACGTATTCTTCTGCGGCTTTGTGGAATTCGTTGCCGTAGTTCATCGCAAAACTAATAGGTTCTTTGTAATCTTTAGCTACCTTCAAGTGGTAAAACTGTTTAGGGCATTGCTCAAAAGACTTTATCCTACTGTATGACCAAGGGGATGCGCTCATATGTGTATCTTATTCATAACAATTATGTAGTCTTGCGGAGGTATTTGTAGCTGACTACACACACGAAGCTGTTTTGGAGTCATCTTCTCCACCGCACTCCTCACCTGTCTCCGCCTCTTTTTATCGTGCATCTCGTTAGTCATTATATCTCCTTACTTTCCGAGGGAGTTCTGCCCTTATTAAACGCTTCTATCTCAGCTTTATTAGGAATCCAGAATATGTTCTTCTCTAACCTAATCTCATGGATGGTCTTCACTATAGCGAAATCTATATTAGGAAAGTTCTTTACGTGCGTTTCTTTAGCTTCGTAAGCATCCTGTACTGAATCGTAATGCCCATCTATAAAAGGCGTCCCTAAAAATAATATGTCGTATTTACCGTTCATTCACATTCTCCATAAGACCTTCCCACAAAAGCCTCGCAATCCAAAGGTAACCCTTCGGCCCAATCTGGAACCCAACGCATATACATCTCTATGTCTTGCTTCGCTTGTTCTACATCGTCCTCCTTGACGCAGCATACAATCGAGTCATGTACAGTCAGTGCTACACGATGTTTCTTTGATATCTTTAGCATCTGTTCTGCAATAATGCAACGGGCTAACGCTTGACACGCGTTCTCCACAAATTTCCCACCGTATATCTTGGCGCGTCCGTTCCTTCTTTTATATGTATACTCCATACCTTTAGAATCATTGACCCCCTTAAGATCGTCATACCGCATAAGTAATCCAGAGGGAAGGCGCACTGCTGATAAATCACCAACCGGCTCCAGTACTTGAGGTACACCGATTGACTTCTCTTTACCTTTAGCTAACTCACGGATCATAAGCTGTGCTTCTTGCCACAAACCACTTATCTCTGCATTAGCTTCTCGATAAACCTGTATAACCCGCCGCGCTTCCTCGATGTCTATTTCAAATCCGAAAGTACCCATCTGCGCTTGGAACTTAACCGCGCCCATGCCGTAACCACTGCCTAATATTGTGGTCTTACCAACAAACCGTTCGTCTTTAGTAACCTCTGACTCATCTTTATTGTAGATACGGGAAGCCATCTTTACATAGACATCCTCTCCGTTGCGGAAAGAACTAACCAAATCCTCTTGCCCCGCCAACCATGCAAGTACTCTTGCCTCTATTTGAGCAGAGTCACAGTCAATCAAAACATAGCCGTCGGGAGCTATGATACTTCTCTTTAAGGTCTTACCATCAGGCCCACGACTAGGAAGGTTTTGTAAGTTAATCTTGTCATCACCACCCCATCGACCTGTATGGGCAGCGTAATATCTTACAGGCACAGGCAGTATGCCGCGTCTGGATATGTCGATAAATCGTTGGGTTCGGGTTTCTTCTAGGGTGCTTTTGTTACCAAGCCGCGCCGCTACTAAAGCTTGGATACTAATAGATGGATGTTCTTGCAGTGCTTTGAACCCTTCATCTGTCTTAGCGAAAGCATACGTTTCTTTTCCAGTGGTAGGGCTTATCTTAGTAGGGGGAATAACGCCGTTCTTCTTTAGCAGTTCAGCAAACTTATCGTTACTCATCAGGGATTCTTTACTAACCCCCGCCTCTATGAGTAGATCATCCTTTCTATCTCGTATCGCTATAAGGTGTTGCTCTAGCAGACCCATATCCAAATCTAGTATGGGTTCTATAAACATACGAAGTGTAGTATCAATCACCTTAAGTTCTTGTCTGGGATAACCCGCCGCCATTATTGAAAACAATTTGTAGGTCAGTTCGACATCGTTAATACAGTAGTCGCCATACTTATCAAGGCTTACTTCGCTAAACTCTTCTCGACGCTTACCCATTGCATCGACTACTTCAGTACCCTTCTCACCAATATTATAACGCTGCGCTAATGCAGCTAGACTACCGCCAACCTCTACACCATGCAGACTTCTAGCCATACATAATGTATCGGCCCAAACCTTCGGGTGTATGTCGAACAGCCAAGACAGTATTGCGCCATCAAACATGGTGTTATGTGCAAGCACCATGCTGTTAGCCCAATCGAATTCATGTAGGTATTCTTTAGTTTGTTCAAACGTGCCGCTCGCCCACTCTGCGTACCCATCGTTTACTTTTATGCTAACGCCCACCACTTCAAAACGAGGGTCGCGTACGTATTCTTCTGTAGTAAGTTTACTCAGTGAGAAGTCCTTACTGTAAAAGGTCTCAAAGTCTATTGTTATTAAGTCCACGTTATTAGTTCCAGTAGTATTTGCATTTTAAGATTTAGTGAGTACGATTTTTTCTCTGTGGAAACCCCTACGTATACCCACCGCTTTAGTCATACCAATAGGTACTTGTTTAATCTCCCCTCCTTTACTCAAGAATTCTGTAACTTTATCGTTAAGTTCTTTACTTTCTTCTGCCTTCGTTTTATTCATTTTTAATAACCACACCTGCCAAACCACACACCACCTTGACCCGCCGTAATCCACCTGATCCCAACCCGCCATACCTGCCAAACCCCAACCGAATCTACCGGACCTCTGCATAACTCAACTTGCCGCAACGCACCTGACCTGCCTTACCGGAACCCAACAAAACTTAACGTAAACCACCTTAACTGAACATATCCTACCTGCCTTACCACACCCCATCTTGGCCCACCACAACCCATCTAAATAAACCACACCTGACCTGCCATACCGCATCGTGCCTTATCTCAACATACCCCGAGCCACCATACCTGCCTTACCTTACCTCGCCAAACCTAACCTCGCCGCATCCAAACGCATCTGACCATGTCATAACTCGCCTTACCTGCCAAATCATGCCCCAGCCTAACCCACCAAAACCTTACAAATCCAAACCGACCTGACCACACCTGCCAAACCAAACCGCATCCAGACCAAGCCAATTTATTTTTTAAGAAACAAACTGATTGGTTCCAAGACATCCGATAACTCGGACAAGGCTTTGTATTTGTTTGTAAATGCCTCTAGCTCCTTCTTTGCGTTGTCAACTAACTGTTGTCTGCCTTCGGGATCTTTCAACATATCAAACGTGTTAAGCCAGATTCTTTGGGGCTTGCCGCCGCACTCAATCTTTGCTCGTTGAAACAAACGAATCTCTGTAGGTTCGATCTGATCCTCGTTTAACTTCTCAGTCACTACTACTAAAGACCTTTTGATATTTTTCTCTGTTATCAATCGGAATTTATTACCCGCTATTTCGTCGTTCCATTCAAAGTCGTTATGCAAAACAGACTTTGGGCTACGAGCGTGTTCTACTAAAGAACCATCGGGGGCATAACCCCCGTGGCGTTTATTCAGAGCCTCTATTTCCTTTAGAGCAGCGTTCGCATCTGCCTTGAAAAAAGACCCCTTTCTCCATTTAACTTCGGTGTAAACAGGTTTCATGCTGCTGTTTCCGATTCAAAGTCTATGAAGGTTTCCTTCAGTTCAATTTGATGCTTGAACTCCCTGTCAACCTCAAACCGACCATACTCACCGCCCTTTTCTGGGCGCATTTCACCTAGTCCAACACCGAAACCGGCCCTTTGTATTAGATTTAAGATGGTATTTTGTGTCAGCGATTGAGAGTCAAACTCCATCCGAACGATCATCGACCAGTTACGAAACTCAGGACGATAACGCAAATCAGTAGAACCCATGCCTACCCGAACTATGTCTTCCCGCATCAGAGGGTCTTCTGATTCAAAAGCACACAGATTGTTGACCGTATCATCAGGAATAATGAACAGGGACTTTCTAAGTAAAGTCTTTTCAAGTCCGATGTCTTTGTGAGCAGCATTGATAAAACACCTTTTCAATCCCCCTGCCGGAAACCCAAAGCGTCCATCCTCACAAACATAAGCAGCATCCCTAAACTCTTGCTCTGGGTCTCTGACATCTCGGTTCTTCACCTTCACCCCTTGGTGCTTGTCCTTCATCATCTTTATTGCTTTCATACTCCACTTATGCTCGATCAAAGCAGAGATCCCCTTGATGCGCGTGGTCAAAATCGACTGCTGCATCTCTTCAAGTTGTATTACGTTACTCATTCTATCTTCCTTAGCGGCTATGCCGCGCTTTTTTAGTTTAGAAAGTTTCCTTTCTCTAGTCGTTTGATTTCTGCGTCTATATAAAACTTGATCTTCTTGGCATCCCGAAGTTTGTCGCTGTGCGAAGCGATGCCGTACCGATAGCATGATCTGAACACCTCACCGATCTGTGCGTTCATATCTCTATGTGAGATCAAGTCCTGTAATTCTTTAGCCCCCTTTGGAAGTTCATAGTAAGCCGCGGTGCTACCGTCCGATAAGGTCTTATCAGGAAGTTCCCAACTCAACCCCGTACCTGCTGGAGGGTGACCAACAGCAACATTATTGTCACCCGTTGTAATGTCACCACGCGCACTTCTTACTTTGTATACATAAGAAGCTGACACTCCAACCCGCGCCGCTATTTCTTTGTTAGATTTCTTAGGAGATCGGATTAATGCCTTTGCTATTTTCTCGTACTTATTCAAAATCAAGCTCCAGTTGTTTATCGTTTGCATCGGATGGGTTAAGAATGTCTTGGATACTGTGCATATTCTTCTCGTTAACGATTAACGCTATGCCTTTTTGTTTCTCAATATCTTCTAGGTTTATTTGTTGGAGGGGGGTAGGAGTGTTCTTACCCGCTTTACATTCGATGCCGAAGAACTTGCCTTGGTAACATCCTACTATGTCTGGCACGCCGCTACGTCCGTACCCGCCTGTCACTGGGTAGAAGTAGTAAGCACCAAGGGCGCGTAGCTGCTTGACTACAACCTTTTTTACTTTAGCTTCGGGAGTCATCCTTTTTCCTTCTTACCTTTTTTTCGGGTTCTTTGTTCGCTATGGAATGGTTGGCCGTTAAGGTCTTTTCGACGCGAATCAACGTATCTTTTATTTCCGTTAGCGTAGACATCACCTCCATAAAGTCCTGTTCTTCTAATTCTATTATTACTTTTGCCATAAATACCTTGCAGAAACTGGTATCAAAATTTGTGTAATTACACAAATCTTTAGTGTTAAAAAAGAGGGGCAGGGCAGTCACGTACTAGCCGACTCCGAGCGTGCGGTTGAGGCTCCCCATCTCTGAAGAGCCGTACCCCTAAAGCTACATCGTGATAGTCGATGCGATTGGCCTAATGAACCTCATTAGCAGAGGCGTGTGGAGGCACTTCATCACATCCATTCTTTAACCTTGTACGGCACGTAAACATGAACAAACGCGGTACGAGGCGGAAATCCGTCGGACGCTATCACTCCCCCGACTTCCCTACCACACAATCAAATTATGTACTCTATGGGAGTATCCAAAAACTATCGATGCTCCCCTCGATATCTGGTTCGTAGGCGGTAAACCTAGATCCTACATCCTTGACCTGTGGCTCCCTTGTCGGGTGATTATCAAGATGGCATGGTTCCCAATTCTTGAGAACGGCTACCTTGCCTTTCACCCACTCAGGCAACGTATTGAATGAATCATACAACCCATCAATATTCGAGTCAACACAATCCATACCAACACACGTTATTTCGTACTTACCTGTATCAGGCATTTCCATTACTAGGTAATGTGTATCTTTCCCTATTAAGGTCTTACCTTCTGTTACTTCTTCTTTGTTGTTATTCGTATACATAGTAAACCCCTTCTCCTACGCGCACGCCCACATCAGGGATGTACGTCTCCTGTTCTACATTATGTAAGACTGACATCTTACCCATAAGGTCTTGTGGTATGCCATCCAAAGGGTACGTCTTGTGCCCACGACCTGCTATGTACCCCCACGAATCGTTGCTGTCCATTGTAGCGGTCTGCAACTCATTCCGTTCAACCCATGCCATGACCATATCATAGTCAGTCCTGTTGAGTATACTGCTGTTCTTTCTACGTAACTCAAAGTACTTATGTAGATCCCTACCCAATGAATCGTTAAGCCATTTGTAAGGCGAACTGCGCCCAACCGCTGTAACTAGATTCTCCAACTCATCCAATAGCGGCTTAAACCCATCCATATTGTAACTGTAGGCGCTATTAAGGTATGGGCTAATTATCTTGTGGGATTCATCAAGCAGCCGATCTTCTTCCACCCTACGTGCGGTTCTCATCTTATCCCAAGTCATCTGCCCGATCTCCGCCATAGTCCAAGGACTCAAAGCCGTAGCGGCAATCTGCACCGCTTTGTCTAACTTCTTACTGTTACGCATGAACTGCCCATCCCCCCAACCATATCGGTTGTTCTGGATGGTACGAGAGAAGATCCAATACGTATCAATCCTAGTCTCAGGATCTTGGCGAAAGTCCCCGTACCCAATAAACCCACGCATATATGTCTCGTCTGGATGGTAGACCCACACCCTATTACTAGCCGCAACTTGCGTTACCTTAAGTCTAGGCATCTTATGTAGTAGAGCTTCCGCAAATCTTTTCAGTCCATTAGGGATATCGCCCCCTAAGATGTACGCCTTCTGGCCTTCGGATAGCTCACTAACCTTTAGGTTGTTGTTTGGTAATCCCATTACTGATCTCCTTGTTATAGTCTGATACAAAATTGTTTTCGTTGTAAATGCGCTCCAGATAAATCTTATTGGTGCGGCACTTATTCCTTCCTTCCGGTGTCATGTTCAACGTCCCATAGTTGTGGGTATTGGCATGGCAATCTAGGCAAATCACCGTTACGTTTTCACGTAAGTTATTACGGTCATTGCCATCGTGGTGATGTAGCTCTAGTTGTTTTATTGGTTTACTTACACCACACTCTTCGCACGTTGTGCCGTGTCGACGAAAGAATATCTTCCGCATAGACCCTGACTTATAAGTAGAGTCTGGCTTGATCCTCGCCTCTACAGATACGTGCGCCCCTTGGCAATCGTTGGAGCAATAGATCCCTCGCTTCTGAGAGTATCGGTACATAAATATCTTACGACACTCTTCGTTCTTGCAGATGGATGTACCCCAATATTCAGGATTCTTTCTGCTCATCGGATCACCTCCCCTACTGGCTCTTCCCACTTATGAACCAAGCCACATGACCGATTGATAAATTGGTTGAACTTAGCGCGGAATGTCTTAAGGTCTTCTGGAGAAGTAGCCTGTTTAATCTCTGTCTCTGCCAAGAAACATACGAGTAGGGCTAACCCTTCTGGCGATTCTGAACCCCCTTTCGATACACTCTTTAATACCCTCCTAACTTCATGTCCATCCCAATTAGCGGTGCCATACAACCCCCCAATATTATTAGCATCACGCAAAACAGAAATAACACCGCAATCAATTAACACTTGCCTATGGGTGCGTACATACTCAGGATCATCTGCTGGTAAGATCGTACCCAACGCGCAGGCCCAATCCCAGAAGTTATCAATCCAAGGTTTAAGCTCTTCCTTGGCCCCCGAATCCACCCTGCTTCGCTTCTTTATTGGTGTGAATACATGACCAATATTGCACCAGAATTCTGTACCTTCCTCGCGCATAAGTATGATCTGTTTGTTGTCATCGCTACGATCAAACCCACGCTGCTGTAGAGTCTGGCTTTGATCCCACGTTGTCGCACCAACGTAATTACTCTTTGGTAGAAAGAACTTCTCACGCACTTTCTTATCCGTCCACGCGTATATGAACTGCTTACCGTTCTGTATATCAAACCCAATACTTCTTGGTAAGTACTCCTCAAGAAACACATACCTACTGTTGTGCGCTCCATTACCTGTACCGTTGCGGATCTTAATTACCTCGTTACTGATCCGATCCCCTGCCTCATTCCTACCCACTACACGCTCCCACACAATAGGCGCAAGCGCATGGATTTCTCTTGACGTAGGGGTTGCGTTTGGTGTACCCCACCACTTGAATACGTCATCCCCAAAACTGTACCCATCAAGAAACGCATAGCAATTATCACTTAGCATCTTGATCCTCTGTACCTTATACCTACGATTCCCTATGGGGCGTACGTCTTGCTCCAATGTATGATTCTTACTTATCATAGGCTTCGTATTGTGATACTTAGCCCTTACTGCTTTAAAGTTATCTAAAGATTCCATTTGTATTTCCTTGTGTTTATATACAACGCGCTTTAACCGAAAGCCTTGTTGTAAAAATTAAATGTCTCCACTACTTACGTGTAAGACCTTACCGTTATCGGGTGTAGCACCCTCGTTATCCACGATGCACCACAGTACTGGATGATCCCAAGTCCCCCACTCGTACACGTATCCATCAGTGAACACGATACTTGCGTTGGGTGTGATCTTATTATCCGCAAGATACTTTGGTACACACGTAACATCCGTACCACCCCCACCTGTGGGCTGTGTCTTCTTAGCCACATCATCAAGCTCATCCAAGCTATACTTCTCCGCTCGGGCTACTTGTGTATCCCAATACAGAACGTGTAACTCTTTTGGCTTGACCATCTTGGCAATGTCTACCACTTCGGATAGTTGCCGCCGCGCTTCCTCAATGCCAATCGAACCCGACATATCTATCTCGACACATAGAACCTCTACTGTCTCGGATATCGCGCTAGGGAAGTAATACCCTGCTCCTAAATACTTACGGTTAGGGGTCTTGTATGTAGACATATCATTCCCCCGACAATTGGTAACCATGAAGTCACGCATCACATCAAGCCAATTGACCTGTGGTTTAAGTAGTGCGTCGAGATTAGTCACATCACCACCCGCACCCGCCTTACCCGCTGTCATACATCCTTGGCGTACCGCTGTATCGATGGCTTTCTCTAAGTCCTTCTTCTCCTCATCGGACATATCTTGTGCGCCTTCCCAATCATGGTCATCAAACCCTACTGCTGTGTTTTGTGAACCTGTAGTACCGCCGTCGTCGGGTTGTCCTTCTTGTGGTAAGTCCTCACCACAACCATCGCCACCTTGCCCGGTCCCCGGATCATCTATACGATCCTCATCGTCACATTCTTCACCACCCTGACCACCTTCGCCCTCGTTATCATCGTCCTTATCTTCCTGATACAAGATGTCGAACACTTGCTTGGCGTTCATGCCTCGGAACTTCTCATCGACTAGCCCTTGGTAATCACCCGTAGGCATCTCGGCAAAGGGTACGTTCCAATCGGCCTTACCCTCCTTACGCTTACGCTCCATAATCGATTTGATCTCATCCTCGATCTCAAGATTAATCACGTAGTCGCACGCCATGTTTGCAATCCTTCCATTCTTCTCGTACAAGACCTTCCAGATTTTAAGGTGTCGGTACACTTTATGTTTACCCTCATGGATAATTATGTATCGTAGATTCGCATCGCTAATAGCTTCGATCATCTCCACACCGTACTTCTCATCGCGCCCATTGGTACACGCTGTCGGTATGTTCGGATCAACTTCTCTACTACCGATCATGTATATACCTGTCATTGGCAGATACATCGGCTCTCCCATCACCTTAACAACGGC